GCAAAGTCATGGATTATTGTCTGTTGATGCTATGGTTAATAAACAGCTTCAATCTATATTAGATAATTCGGAGTTTTCTTTAGAAAGATATTATACAACTTCAGAGTTAGGATCAAGTAATTCTTTACTTGGACAAAGATCATACTATACAAAAGACTATCAAAAATCTAATTATACAGGTTATACCAAAGGAAAATGTGTTTTTGTAGATACGGATATTCCTTTAAAATATTACGATTCATATGGATATTCTACACGTGCAGGGTCTTCTGAAGATTGTAAAGAAGTAAAGTTCTTAGGGGGAATAAACTATAATGCTGACAATAATAAGATAGTTAGAGGAGTATATTGTCCATTTATTGGAACAAATAAGGTACTTACTAAAAATGCTATATATAATGTACGATTAGGTAATTATTCTAAAACTTATGAATTAGAATATTTTAAAATTCGAGGTAATGATTTATCCCCTTTCATGGCAGTTAGTCCAAGATATGAACTAGAGGATTCAAAATTGTTTGATAAAGATCTGCAATCATATATTGTACCAAAAGTATTTAGAGGGGATTGTTTTACCACTACTGTAACAATTAGATTAAATAAAAATTTTATTGACTCAGAAGTCCCAACCAATGATATAATTGTAGATCCAAACACATGGAAAGAAGGATACAAAGGATATAGTCAGACATCTGCCTCGGATTGAAAAAATATAAATCGTGCAGACGTTAATACAGTTCCTTTAGGGATGTGAGTAACATTTAAATGCCTTTCTAATTATAATTTGGGCCTTAGATCAGAAGATAGATCCCATTTAGAAGAAATGGCTTTAATGGGAAATCCCAGAAGTTTTGTTCCTTTACAAGGTGTAAATGTTGCACCTTCAAACAAAATTCCAGAAACAGCTCTATTGAATGCTGGATATTCTTCAACATTGCCATATAAAAAGTATTTTACTGCTCCAGATGTTCCTTATGTAAAAGATATATTTGACACCAGAATTATGTTCAGCAACGTTCAAATTGAAGATGATTTTAGAAATGCTTACAGAATATTTCAAGGATTGTCTTATAAAGATATTGAACGTCAATATGGAGCAATTGTTAAATTACTTTCATTAGGTGCTAATCTCTTTTGTGTATTTGAACATGGTTGTGCAATTATTCCAATTAATGAAAAAGCATTAATAGCAACTAGTACTGGCCAAGCTATTCATATGTATGGTTCTGGGGTTTTGCAAAATCAGGTAACTCCTATATCTCCAGATTATGGAAGCATTTGACAAGAATCTATTATCCGCACTCCTAATGGAATTTATGGTGTAGATACATATGCCAAAAAAATTTGGAGATATAATACAAATGGATTCCAAATAATTTCTGACATGGCCGTTCAAAGATTTTTACATGATAATATAATTCTTCAAGAAAGCGATAAATATCCAATTATCTCTTTAAAGAATGTTAAAACACACTTCAATAACTATAAAGGAGATGTGATGTTTACTTTCTATAATGGGGATAAAGTTTGGAATCTATGCTACAACGAAAGACTTGAAAAATGGATAACTAAATACAGCTGGACACCTCTTGCTTCTGAAAATATTAATAACATCTTCTTATCTTTAGATAGAAAAAGAGCTTCTATTTATGGTATTATTTATGATAATATAAATACTGAATCTGGACCTCATATTGAGGATAGAGTAGGCTATGATAGAACTTGTGGAAATCTTTGGGAGTATAATGACATTACAAGAACTATTGTAATGAAGGGTTATGAATTCTTTGATAAATTTAATGTTAGAATTACATCTATTACTTCATCTGTTTTAGATGAAAATGATGTAGAACATACAGTTAGATTTGTTGAAGTTCCTGAGAATGAATATGATATTAAGTGTAAGATTTCTAATGCTAAAGATCTCAGTTTTTCTCAATATTGAATTGGAGATATTGATCAAGAACGTTTAGGAAAGAAAATAGGAATAATTCAGGATGGGAAAAATTTAAAACTAGTAGTAAGAAATTTTGAGGAAGTGTCTAAACTTCTATACCTAAAAATTAACTTTGAAGTTACTCCATTTATTGACACAACAATAGAAAATACTGATAATCCTTATGTAAATGAGGAGAATATTTCAGAGCAGGATGGAGAAAATAAAGTTAAAGCCTTAAGTAATACAATAGAGGAATCTATAGTACTAATACGAGATATTACTGAACTTCCCAAGGAATCTCAAGAAGCTTATGAAAAGCTTTTAAGAAATGGTTTTTATGTTCATGGCAGAGCAGGCATCTTTAATGAGATTAATTACTTTGATGAAAATCCTGATAATGAAATCCTTCCAACTAAATGGTACAATAAACAAGAGCCTTTTGAGTTTGAATTTATTGTAAATACCCCAGCTGGAGTCCATAAAATCTTTGATAACCTTGTCATGATTTCTAATAACGTAGAGCCAGAAACTCTAGAATTTGAGATTATCGGAGATGTGTATGATTTTAATAAAGCAGGGCTTTATAAATCAGAGCATGCTAATTCAGATGAATTTTGGGATATTGATGGCAGTTTTGATAGTGTAGGGTATGCCAAAAAGAAATTAGATTTAGAAAAGGCAACTGCAAAGGATGGCAAATACTCTCAAATTTTTGATAAGCAACAGGTAGAAATTGAGAAAGACCATGTTTTGAATCAGTATATACTAAAAGTTAAACAGCCAATTAAGAATATAAAAACTTATGGTAGAAGACTTGGTAATATTGAATACAAAGAAGATCGATGGTTTACTACAATTACTCCTATATATTATAAAGATAGAATTGTAGGTACTGACAGTTCTACTGGATTAAAAAGTACACGAATCAGAGACAAATGGATTAAAATTAGGATTAAATATACTGGTGAGAAACTAGTAGTAATTAATGCTATTCAATCATTATTACGGTTAAGTTATGCATAATAAAATAGTAAAAGCGTCATCAGGCTCAATTATACCTACAGGATTTAACCCTTTTGGAACTTCCAAAAGCCCCTTAGATGATATGAATAAAATGAAACTAGGGGCTCCAGGACCATCTAAAGAATTTACTAAAGCAGCTCAAAAAAATGCCAAGAGTGCAGCTAATATTGCATCTACTGGTAATAAAATGGGAATGTCTGGAGGATTACAAGCAGGTTTAGGAGCAGCAAGTTCCATGCTTGGAGGATTATCTACTTCAGGACTAACTCAAGAACAAGCTTCAACAAGAGAGGGCATCCGCAGTGCAATCAGCTCTGCGGGCCCTATTGGAGCTATTATTGGAGCTGCTTCAGGAGTAGTAGATGCAATCGGTTCTGCAACAGGATTAAATTTAGATAATATTGATGCAGACGCTGCAAAAAGAGCAGGTATTGGTGGCAAAGCTGCCACTCAAGGTTTTATTAATAGTCTTCCTGGTGTATCCATGCTTGTGGGTATGTTTGGAGGTAGAACTGCGAAGTCTTATAAATCTGCAGAAATTGATCAAATGACAAATGCCTATGGAGGATCAGTTGCAGATATTAATGCCGCTCAAGCATTAAGTGGTAAGAGAATGTTAGGAACTGGTAAAGCTAATAAGTTTATTAGAGAGCAAAATAGAGTTAATAATCTAATAACTGATATTAGTTTAGAAAGTAAACTTAGAAAATCTAATAGTGCTGGTGATACTTATTTATCACAAAATCAAAATAAGTATGCTGGTTATACTCCACAGTTATTATTATCTAAAAAAGGAATGAAATTCCCAGAATTAGATGTAGCCAGAAGTATTATTAACTCATGGACAGTTAAATCCACAGAGGAACCCAAAAAGTTTCAACTTGGAGGAAAAATGAATCTAATACCAGAAGGAGCTTTACATGCTAGGAAACACAATTTAGAAAAAGTAAATCCTGAATTAGAAGGACAAATTACTAGCAAAGGTATTCCAGTTGTTGCTCAGGGAGAAGGAGGAGTAATTCAGCAGGCAGAAATCGAAAAAGAAGAAGTTATCTTCCGTAAAGAGTTTACTGATAAATTAGAGAGTCTATATAAACAATACCAAGAAGATTCATCTGATGATGTTGCTATAGAAGCTGGTAAACTTATCTGTTATGAATTATTAAAAAATACTGATGATAGAAGTGGTTTAATTAAAAGTATAGAGTAGTATGCCATATAATGAAAAGTGATTTGAGGATATTAATAAGCAACTTTTTGAACTCAGATTAAAAATAGATTCTAATAATAAAGATATTAATAGAAGAGACACTTATATTACATCTTTAGATACTTTTATAAAAAAGAATCCAAAAATTAAAGGAATATCAACTAAAGATTTTAGAGATTTTTTTATAAAACTAGTAAATTTAGAATCTTCATATAGACCACATATACAAAATAAAGGTTCATCATACTCTGGATACTATCAACTAAATATTCCAAGTAATACTTCTATAGAAGGGCAACATAAAAAGGCATTTGAACACTTAGCTAATTTATTTTCAGAATCTATTACTGACTATGACATTAATAAAGCTAGGAAAATGGGTATATCTGATGCAGCATTATTAGCAAAATATTGAAATCAACAAAATCGAATTACTGATTATTTACATAATGGTATCAATAGTAGTGATGATCTTGGATCAACCGCAGCATCTTATGGAAATAATATTGATATTGAAATAGATTTAACTCCTTATGTTTCAAAAGCAATAACAAGTAATTATCATGTATTAAAGAAAGGAGAGCTTCCTGCTAATGTAATTAAAGTTGCAAGAAACAAAGATATAGTTTATTCCAATAGAAACTCTTCTATATTATCGTATCAAGATGACTCTGTAAAACGTGGCAACAAAAAAGTTAAATTTGATATAACAAAAATGTGGCCAAATGATACATTGTGACTAGTAGAACCTTCTAATAGATATAAATAAGTTATGAAAGAAACAATAATTGAAATAGCAGATAAGAAATATAAGGTCTTACTTGCAGAAACAGAAGAGGAAAGAACTCAAGGGCTTTCTAATGTAGAATCTATGGATGATGATGAAGGTATGCTATTTGTTATGCCTGAAGATCAGGGTCAGGTTGTATTTAATACAGAAGAAATGGAATTCGATATTGATTTAGTTTTCATAGATCAAGATGATGAAGTTTATAATGTTGTATTAGGTAAAGCTCATAGTTCTGATTTAATTACTTCTACTCCTGATGAAGAAGATGGCAGAACAAAATATGTACTTGAAGTTAATGCTAATTCTGGTATTCAAATAGGAGATGAATTAGATTTTGAGGACGATGAAGACGATATTAGTGAGGATGATATTGATAAAATGTACATTCTTGGATCTGATGGAAAACCTCAAATGGATTTAGTTGGGGGAGAACGAATTGTTAGTAGAAAAGAGACACGAGAACTAATCCGTAAAGCTAAGAAAGCTAGTAAATCTAAAAAAGACGCAGACTATAAGAAGTTGGGCAAATACATGTTTGGAATATTATCTAAACAGGATAGCCGTGAACCAGAATATGTAGAATCCCCAAATTAAATTTAAATTATTTGGATTATTTAAATAATATATGTAATTTTGGGAAGTAAAAAGAGTATATGACAATATGTCTTATAAAGAGTAAAAACTAAATTATATTAATAAAATAACAATAAGTAATATGGCTTATATTAAGAAATTCCAAGAAGGTGGAGCCGCTCCTACAGCTGCTCCCGCTGGTGCTCCTACAGGTGGTGAGCAAGATCCTATTCAGATGTTAGTAGAAATGGCTATGCAAGCTTTACAGGGACAGGACTGCCAGATGGCTATGCAAGTATGTGAAGGCTTTGTTGCCTTAATTCAGCAAGCTATGGGAGGTGGACAAGCTCCAGTAGGACAAGCTCCAGAAGGAGAGCCCGTCTTTAAGAAAGGCGGAAAAATCGCTGGACGTAAGAAATGCGGGAAGAAAGAGAAAGGCGGAGACTTAAATATCATTAAGAAGAAATAAATCTAACTAATGATTAATAGAGATAGAAGGGGGATTGTAAGTAGTCAATCTCCCTTTTTAAGTATAATACATTGATAAAATGGCACAGGTAAATATACAAAAACTCCAGGGTGGAGGAGCTGTAAAAAAATACGGCACCTTTACTAAGGATGGTGTGACATATCAAGTTGACGACGACTTTCTACAGGCTATGGCGGCACACGGTAGTTCAATCACAGATGATAGAGCTAGAGCTGATTATGGAGCTATTGTTAATGCTCTTAGATCTGGTGCCGATTTATCATATGATTCTAATACTAACGAGTTAAGAGGAGATGTAACGTTTGACAACATGAATGCCCGCCAAAGAAGACGTGCTGCAAGACGTACCTCAAAAACTGGAGAAGCATTAGATAGTACTTTTAATGGAAGAGTAAATCAAGTTAAAAGTGCAACAAACGCTTTACGTGGGTTTAATTATAACCAAGTTACTCCACAAGCGAATAAAAATAAAAGTGTCGATGTTTCTAGAAAATTATTTCTTTCATATAAAAGAGATAAGGATGGAAACTTAGTACTTGATGATAACGGGAGAAGAATATATAATACTGACACTGATAATACAAGCATTTTTGATAGATTAGACTTTTTAAGAAATCTTGAAAAGGAGGAAAATATTGTAGACTGGAAAGGGTATAATAATCAAACTAAAGATGTGTATTCAAGGTTTGTTAAAGAATACACAGATTGGGATGGTTTATATCAAAGAATTAAAGATGGAAGTATTACAGATAGTGATATTAATACATTATCTAAATTAGGTATTCTTGACAAGACTAGTACTCCAGAAGCAAAATCTGAAGATACTGTTACTGAAGAAGTATATACAAAAGCAGGATTAGATCCTAAGAATCCATATCTTAAAGGTCTGAATCTAAAAATGAACGCTGATGGTACGTATTCTTTAGGGGAAGGTGTTGATGCAAGTAGTTTATTTGGTTCTGGAAATCTTTACATTAATGATAACTGGTTAGACTCTCACCATGAATATGAACCTTTAAAAGGATGGTTTTGGTATAATAATAGGTTAGTTCCTAAATCTATTGCTGAGGATACTAATTCTGTATTTTATAAGAATCTAGCAGCATGAAGATATAATAATGCAAATAATAATTATGGAACCGAAAATATAGGTATTTGGGGCAATAGTTCAGATCCTTTTACGACTTATGATTCCTCTAAGTTTTTTATCCCTGGATTGCGTGATGATAAATCTAACATAAGATTTAGAACTATAAGAAACCCAGAAGATCCTGATAATTTAATATTTGAATATTATAATAAAGATTCTGCTAGAGATATTCATGGGTTTGTAACTCCAGAAGGAATCAATAGAATCCAATATAACACTAAAACTGGAGAAACCACTAAATTAGATCCGTTAACTGGAATAAGCTCTAATTATGAGCCTATTCAAAACTATATTAAAGAATATTCTGAAAGAGCCCCTGGATATTATGAATCTGTTGTATCAGATAATGATGGAAACTCAATTACTTTGTATAGGAATCCTTATGATAATAAGGATGTTTGGTTCTTTAAAGAGGGAATGAATCATCCTTATAAGTTAGCTCCTCAAGAAGTTGATGAGTTAGTTTCTCAGGGACTAATACCAGAAAATGCACAACTATTTAATAATGTCTTTGGAGGATCTCTTAATAGAGATTTAGTTGATGAATTGCAGTCAAATAGGCCAAATTATAGAGGCCAAACTGGGTGGGGGAAAACAATTGATTATCTCTCATTATTTGGAGGAATATCTTCATTAATTAGAAGAATATATACAACTAAAACTCCAGAGGTAAATGGCCAACCATGGAACAGAACTCCTAAGAATATCTTTATTCCTAAGCACCAATCTGGAGGTAGAATTAATTATGGAAAGGTAGAAAATAAAAATATTGATAGTTCTATAAAGGCAAATAAAGTTGGAGATCCATCGAAGGCTGCTAGTAATGCTGAAGTTGCCAGTGGGGATTTAACTAAAGCTGATAAATTACAAATCGCTAGTATTGCTGGTGATGTTGCTTCTCTAATTGCGGCAATTCCTACTGGAGGAAACCCTATTGCTGGAGGACTTGGATATGCCTCTACGTTAGCCCAATTTGGGTCAGATGTTAGCCGTGATGGCTTTGATGGATGGGATGTTGGCAATTTACTTCTTGGTCTTGGGTTAGATACTGTATCACTTCTTCCTGGAATTGGGATTGCAGGTAAAACAGCAAAGCTAGCTAAGGCAGTTAAAAAATCAGCTAAGCTTCTTAAACCTGTTTTATTAAGTGCAGGAGCTTACAATGCTGCTAAAGCTGTTACTAATATTGCTTCTGGTAATGGAACTTTAGATGATTGAAAATCTCTAAGCATAGGATTATTTGCCATTAAGGGAATCAAGAATGAGGTTCAAGGTAGGTTAATGACAGAATATAAGGGCAAGGCCCCTAAAGTTACTAAAGCTGAGACCGAATCTACTGGGAAACTAGGAAAGCTAACTAATAAAGCCAAAGGTGTAATAGAGGATATAAACTCTAATACCTTTTCTGGAAGTTATAATCCTTTCAGTAAGAATTTTAGATGAAGAATGTCCAACAGAAGTTTACCTAAAGATTTTAAATTATCTGAACTTAATGGAAATACATCTAAATTAAGAACACTAGGCAGACTTATTGAGGAGAATCCTAATATTGCAAAAGAGGTGCAGAGTAAAGGTTGGGTGTTACCAGAACAATTACGTTGGAATTCTAATCATGGAGGAGACTGGTTCTATCGTTCTCCTGTGTTTACTAGAACTCCTACATTTACTCCTCCAAAATCTAGGATATTACTTCCAAAATTTGCAGGAGTATGGGAGGAATTACCTAATAATGGAGGATTAGTTTATAGACCTCAAAAACTGTTTAAAAAGGGAGGCAAAATCCTTAAAGCTCAAGGTGGATCAAAATTCTTTGGTAAACCTATGGATAATCAAGGAGCTTATGGTTCTTTTGATTCAGAGCCTGCTATAGTATCAGCATGGGAAACAGGAGTAATCACACCATGGCAAGCACAAAAAGAGGCAAGACAGAGATTAATGGCAGAGAAAATAACAGGGATTGATCCAAAAACGATGTTTAAAGCTTCTCCATCTCCTCAATTTTTCTTAGGAAGGAATCAATTCAAGCCAATAGAAAATCAAGTCCCTCTTAATGTTCAGTATAATAGGACTCAGAGAGAAAATGCCTATTTAGATTTAAAAAATCCATATAGAAATATTAGTATTTCCAGTCTTAAAGAGGAGGTATCAAAGCCTGAATCTTCTAATAACACTACATCTAATAATGTAGTTTCTACTGGAAGTGCTTCTGATGGAAGAGGCTTTTCGTTCAATCCTAAAAATCTATTGGATTTAGGTTCATTAGCAGGAGGATTAATTTCAAATGCTCGTCAGAGACGTGAGTTAGCAAGAGGAATCAGAGCAGCAGCTCAAGGTCAATTAAGATCTATGCCAACAGAAATCTATGCTCCATACACAGATATGGGAATTGCTCGTATGTATGGGGATAGAATAAAGGATATTCGCCAGTTTAAAACTGTCACAAGTGATCCTAATCAGGTAATGGCTGAAAGACTTATGAGAGATCAGCAAGCTGATCAATTGGCTAATGAAAGAGATACTAGATTATCTCAAACTATTAGTGAATTTAATGATAAGGATCTTGCTGCAAGAAGAGAATATGCTAATCAACGTACTCAAATAGCAGATTATAATAAGGCAGTTCTTGGCCAAATGGAAAATATGTTAGCTCAAAACAAAGCAGCTAAACAATTTACAGCTTGGAATCAGATCATAAATCCTTTCATTGATCAAAAGAGAATGGATTTAGTAAGAGACCAGCAGGATGAACAATTGGCTGCTACAGTTAGGGATAACATTGCTTTACAGCAGAATGCTCAAAAAACGTATTTAGAGTTATTTAATTCTGCAGAAGCTCAAAAGGCTTGGGAGAATGAGCAACTTACTAATCCAAACTGGAAGTCTGATTATGGTGACTCTGAGGCAGGACGTCAAAAATTCTTAGAGAACTATTACTCTGGCTCTATTCAAAATCTTCAAAATGACATGATGATGAGATCGCAGTTAAATAGTTATTTGAATAGTCGTAGTAGATTCACTGGAAGACGTAGAACTATTGACATGCCTCAAAGTACAATAGGAAATTACTATAGAAATCCTTCTTTTTATAGAACAATTCCTGTAATTAAGAAAAAAGGAGGAACTATAACTAAAACTCAGCGATATCGTGATTTTGATGAGCAGGCAATCTTAGATAAAGCAAAGGATTATAGAAAAGCTGTTCAGAAAATGGATGATAATTTAATAAAGTTATTATTAAAAATGCTTTCGTAATGAAAATTCAAAAATATCAATATGGAGCTTCATATACTCCAATTTCAAGAGAAGTAATGGGACAGTCGCAGGGAGAACCTGCGACTTCTCCTTCTTCTGAAAAGAAAGACGATAAACTAATAGAACAAGAGATCATTAAAGTATTAGGAGAGAATGGAATTCCTACTGATGTTGATTATTTTCTAAGCCAAGCACAATCTTTCTTGCAAGATTCAACTAATATCTTCTCTGGAAAAAAGACAAATACAATGAGTCAATTAATTAGACTCAGATCATTAGCAAATAGATTACAACATAATAATGCACTATATAAAAATGCAACAGATAGAATTAAGGTAGAAAATACTGGTTCTGATGTTGCTATTTCCAATGATGGAAATTTATATGTATATGATGGGGAATCAGTAAAAAAGGTTACCCCAACAGATTATAGTAAGAATCCAGAAGAGTATCAAGTTTTAACTAACGCAGAACTAATACATCTAAGGGAAAGAGATCCTAATTTAAAATTTGATGAATCTATCCTACATGATTTATCAAATTCAATAGGGATGAAGTCTATTATGGAACAAGTAATAGGAGCAATTAAAAAGTTTGGAACAAGTACTCAAAAAGGATACACAGTTAAGGCTGGAGGTCAGGTTCAAAGAGGACTAGAAGCATTGATGAGTTTAGGCCCTGATGGACTTTATGAAATAGAAACTTCTGATTCAAAAGCTGCCCAAGATATCAATTCTGCAATAGTTTATTTATACAAAAACTTAAACACTAATGCAAAAAATGTATTACGTGCTACAACAGCTGCAGAAGGTTTAAATCCAAGTGATGTGAATGATGTTACACGTATTTTAAAAGAAGCTTTATTTGAGCATACAGATACTTCTATTAAAGTTAATGCTATTAAAGATCCAACTAAAGGTAGTGGTTCTGGAAGCGGTGATTCTGCAGGTTCGCAAATTAAAGAAGTTTGGGGAGATTTTGTGACCAAAGATGGAGGTTCGTATAGGAATACAAATATAATAATGCCAGGAGGTAATGTTAGCTTTAACGTTCCAGCTAAACACTATAATTTTATTGAAGGTAAAGAAAATACTGCCATTGATAATGTAACTTTAGGAGATGAGTCATTTAACAATTTAATTTCCAAAGGACTTATTGATACAAGAAGAACTTCTTACATTGGAGATTTGCCTATAGATAATATGGCATTTGCTGGAAAAGACATAATTGTTGATAACACCCATGGCGGAACAGTAATGTATCTTCCAATTAAACAGGATGGAGAACTAGATCTTAGTATGATGAAGCAAATGAGTGAAATTCAAGATCAGATTATAAAAAGTAGAATTACTAACACAGAAGCTAAGAAAAAAATCTGGGAGGACAATGGATTTACTTATAATGAGGCTTTAGATGTGGGAGTTCCTGTAAATGAAACTCTTGGAAGATATTGGACTCAAGTTGCTTACACTTCAACTGCTGCTAATTCCTTTAAGAATAAGGATTTGAAATATTCGTCTATGCTGAGTCCTGTAGATGATTCAGTTATTGAAAATTTAGGAAGCGCGTATAATCTTAATCCAAATAATAAGAATAAATCTAAAGTTGATTTAACTGCAGGATGGTTTGGAAAATCTTATCAGGGTATGTTATTTATCCCAATGCAAGATAATCAAAATGAGGTATTAGTCGCAGGAGGTGCTGCATACATGCCTAAACCAAACACTGATGTAATAAAAGCAAGACAAGATGCAGTTAGATTAGGAGGAGGATATGATTATGGAACAGGTTTATATAATAGAAATTTAGTGGGAACAACTGCTGGAGATTTAGACTAGAATATGGAAAATAATGCAAAAACAAATGATTGGTTTGCGTCAAGATTATTAAATGATGACAAAGACCCAGCTTTTCTTTTAACTGAAGGAATTACTCCATTAAATTCAAAAATGGAAACTCCAGAGTTTTATAAAAACAAAACTAAGGTTAAAGAAAGGTTTACAAAGGATAATGGAGATTTTGATGAGGACACCTTCAACAAATTTTATACTGCGATATCAAAGGAGTTTGAATACTTAAGTGCAATTGATTCTGAGAACTTTGTATTAGATAGTTATGAAAAATCAAGTTCTAATTTTACTACTAACTTTGGTAAAGTAAAAGATCAACATATTATTGCTTCAATTACTCCAAATCCATTAAAGCAATCCAGAGGTTTAACGGTATGGAATAAATGGTCTGACCCAACTATTAGTAATAGGGAAGCAGCACAAACTAATCAGTATTTTGATCCAGAAACGAATACATGGTCCTCAAAGACATTAAATGAGTTAGGTGCGTTCGGATTATTAAATGAAGAAGGTCTAGTATATGCTACATGGGATGAAGATGGAGAACATATAGATCCAATGACCAAGCAAAAAGTTCTACATAAAGCTGGAGAATGGAAAACCGATGAATTTGGTAATTTCTACGCTGAAAAAGCAGGAAATAAAGAAAACTTAAACAAACAATTTGTTACTTGGTCTGAGGTTCTTACAGATGACAATAGCGCATGGAACAAAATTGATATTTTTGATTCTGATAGTCTTGATTCAAATATTCCAAGAACAATTTTACGTGCTGCAGTTATCGGGGGTTCTTTATTAATTCCATATGTAGGTCCCACTATTGCATACACTTCAGCAGCAGTAAATCTTACTAGAGTAATGCCTCAAATATTAAAGACCTTTACTTCTTTCTTTTCGGAAGATGTACAGTTTGATACTTTAAATAGGTGAGACAATAACATGAGAAAATTTGGAAGATCTACTTCCGATTATGCTCAAGATCATTTCTTTAGCTTTGAAAATATTATGGATCTAGCAGTAGATTCATTTATGCAATTAAGACAACAAAGATTAATTGCTGAAATCCCAAAAAGATTGGGAATGCTAAAGAAAGCAGAAGAGTCTGCAGAAAAAGCTGCTTTAACAACATTATTATCAGGAGATTCTGAAAGAATCGCATACTTAAAAAGTAATCCCGAAGTATTAAATGCTTTAGTTAAGGCCAGTCCTATATATAGGAATGCAGAAAAAGTTATTAATAATGCAACTAAAGTAAGCACAGCAATTAGCCGTGCTTATCTAATAGCCACTTCTACTGAAGATACTTATAATCTTGCACGTAGTTATGGATTTGATACCCAAACTTCATCCATGATTTCTTTAGGAACCTATATAGGTATAGGAGCATTATTTCAAACTGACTATTTTAGCAGTATGCTGTATAATACTCCTGACTATGAGTTAAAGAGAGATATAAAACTATTAGTAGACAATTACTTGAGAAATAATGCTAAAGTAATGTCTAAAGAATTAGTTGAAAATGCAACAGGGGAAGCTAAGAAAAATCTCTTTAAAAAGTGGGGTAATAGTATTTCAACATTCCTTAAAAACCATGTTTATGATGTAAAATCTGGCCGTTTCGGAATTGCTGCAGGAGCATTAAATGAAGGTGTTGAAGAGTTTACTGAGGAGGTAGCACAGGATGTCGCTTTCCAAATAGGTAAAGGGTGAAGTGATCTTAAATCTGTTTTTACAGGCAAAGAATATGACCATGATTATACATATTTAGCTAGTGATCCTTTATCACGTTATGGAACTGCCTTCTTTGGTGGTGCTCTTGGTGGAGCTATATTTAAATTAAGTGATCGTTTTATATTTGATAAAGCTGCATATAAGAACTGGAGACAGATGCTGGGAAATAATAGCGAAATCTCTAAGGAGTTAGTAACATATGTTTCTCAAGGGAAAAAAGATTTAATTCTTTCTGAGATTGATAAGCTTCAAAAAACTCCTTTAATTAGCTCTAATTTATCTGCATTTAATGATTCTGTAGTTGCTGCAAATTCTGAGGAGTCACAAAATAGTGTTCTTTTCAGTTCTTTAAAGAAAGCCATAATTGATCTTGATTCTTTCTTGTCCAACAATAATTTAAAAATTGATTATGAACAGTTTGGAAATATTGAATTAATTAGAGGTTTACGAGCTGCTTGGATAAATTCGAAAGGTTTACAAGATTCGCTATTTAATGATTATATTAATAGGACTAATGAAATCTCTCAATTATATGCTGATCTTGAAGGGTTAAGAAGTCAAAAAGTTGCTAATATGGAAGCCTCATCAGAAGCAGACCTTGATAAACAAATTAGCACCCTTCAAGAAATACTAAATCTTAAAATTGATCAGGTTAGAAATCTAGTTCAAGGAAAAGATGATAGTTATATTGGGCGTTTAATGTTAGAGACTAATAAGGAAATATTAGATAGTCTTACTCCTACTTCAAAGAATGCATGAGCCCAAAATTTATATGCAAAGGACTACGATGATCTCCCAAGAGCTCTACAGGAGAAAGTAAATGAAATTATCTCTAATAATGATAGTTCTGGAAAAACTGAGCTTAATTATATGTCTGCTTGGAATGTTTATAAGAACATTGCTTCTAATCCAAGTATTCAAACTAAATTCCAGAATTTATCCCTGGAATTTCAAAATTATAATGATGCTATACTACAAAGTACTGTAAAAAATGGAAAGGTTTGGCCTAAACAACTTTCTTCAACAGATACGATTACTGGAGAGGATGTTCTACTAGACATGACAAAGGTGGCATCTCAATTACAGGGAGAACTTGTTGATCTTAAATTATCTTTAGGACAAAGTATTAATATTGCATACAGACTTTTAGGATTAACTTCTGCAATGCCTGATTTTTGAGGAAATACAGCCATTCCATCTTTAACTTTTGACAGCATGTCAGAGGAATTAAGGTCAGCCATTGAAAATCAGGGAGAAATAATTACAAATAGTATATTTGATCATTATATAGAGCTATTTCAATCTGCAAAGGATAAGGCTCAAGGAAGTCTTGATTTTGAAGGTATTTGGAAACAACTTACTGATAGTGAACGAACTATTATAAATAGATTTAGCAGCATTGATGCTATTAATAAGGCTAGGCAAGTAGTACTTTCAGCTTTAGCTAATACAGAAAATTTAGGACAGGAACTATCAATTGAGGCTTTACCAACTATTGATACTAATGGAGTTAATAATATTGTTGATGGAATTTTAGAAAATATTAATCCAAAACAAATCAAGATAAATGACTTTATCAATAGAGAGACTACAAGATCTAAGGAATTAGGAAACCAATATACTTTAGATGGAGAATTATCTTCTACTATAGAGGATATAAAATCTGCATTAAATATTCTTAAGTCTGTTTCTATGGGAGCAGATGTTAATTATAGAACATTATTAATGGGAACTCCATTTGGAGCAAATAATTTCCTTAATAAAGCATTTAAAGAAAAGGGATTAAACATTGAAATGCTTCAATTAAATCCTAATATTATTGGCCTTATTAATGAAAAAATTGCAAGACTTAATAGAACATTAGATGAGTTTATTGAATTGGATAAGGTAAATAGAGGAGCTGTAATTAATCAAGAGAAACAGTTAGCTATTGCTTTAAGTCATGCAAAGTTGCAAAGTATTCAATCCATGATGAACTGGGAAAATGCCCCAGAGTTTGTTAAGGATACTTTATTTGCAGGATATTCTGTTACATTATCTGATATCTCCGATTTAAAGGGTGATGACGCTTTTATTAGTGTTGGGGTAGATTATAGAAATCAGTTATCTGAGTTTGAAAGACGTTTTTCTGGCTTATATAAAAGTTTAGATACAGAAAGTAAGTTAGAGTTAATTAATTGAATTGTTGATAATTTAAACACTTCGGATACAGAATTATACACAGACACTTCAATTATATCTACAGATAACAAAATCCCATTTGCTAACCAGGATTTCTTTATTTACTTAATGAATTCCTCATATGGAAATACTGATTTAGTGAATAAGGCTTATAAGGAATATGTTAAAGCTAATGATTCTAAATGTCCATTTGATTCTCAAGAAGAAGTAATTACTCATGTATTAAAGTTCTTTTTAAGAGCAGATAAAGAGGATGCAAAACTTTGGATTGATACTGTAGCTAAAACTTGAAATTCTACGCCTGGAACTCCAAAAGTTATCTATAATGCAATTAAATCAACATGTTCTGGAGGAACAGGTAAAACTTCTGCAATAATCCCTTCAATTTACTCAATACTGAAGGCGGTTAATCCAGAAAAAAATTGTATATTTGCAGCAAACAATGCAGAGCAAGTAAAAAATTTATCTGAAGTTCTTCCAGAAAATTCGGAATTCACTCTAATTTCTGAATTACTAAATGACTCTTCTAACGTAGATGCCTTTAGAAACAAGTATGAAAATAGCATTATTATCATTGATGAGGCAACTAATATTTCGTCTGCAGATTTAATTAGCTTAGATGAATTATGCTCAAAGTATAATATAGACATTGCATATTTTGGAGATACCAAACAACATGGAAGCATCGACAATATAGATTATATTTATGCAAATGCTACTCTGCAATTGGCAGAATCCAAACGAGCTAGTACTGATATTTCTAGAAGAAATAATTTAAACTTTGAGAAATTATTTGAAGCTAATTCCTATGGTTCTCAGGAGTTAAGAACTGATAATTTATCTAATTTCATTTACTATGAATCCGATACTGAACTAGAAGGAATTAAATTTGATGAGGCTCTTTTAACTCAAGAGTATATTGAAAAATTCTTTGCTTCACATAACTTAGATCCTAAAACTAGAGTCTTAGTATTATCCGATAATGTTAAGGAACTATCTAAAGATAATTTCAATAGCAAATATCCAGGAATAACCTTTGCTTCTAATGTAGGAGAAATCCAAGGATCCGAATGAGATTATACTATTTCAGATTATGACTTAAATATTGTAGATAATAGTTTTCAAAACGGAAAAGAAAATGTTCAGTTAACTTTAGAAACTCTAAGTAAATTAAAGGATTTATATACTATATTTACTAGACATAGACATGGAATTGTTTCTTTAAAGCCTATTGTTCTTGATAATCTTAAAGGAAGAGGAGAAGTATGGAGAGCTAGCGTTGAGCAGCACAATAATAAGTCTGAATTTAGACCTATTGTAAACGGATTAACCCAAGAAGCTATAGCAACATTTAAGGATTTTAAAATGAAAGTCCTTGATGGAATGGAAATACTTGATGTAGCTCCATATGAAGCAAAGGATGCTCCTAAAGTTACCATCCCAACGGTTAAGGTTGCTGTCAATACTTCTATTGCTCAAGCTACTCCTGGATTCGTTCCAAGTATCGAATTCACTGCTGACTATGTTAAACAATTAGGGATAGACTTCGGTGAATATTATAAAGTGAGAAATCTTTTATATCAAATTCTTACAGATCATAGTAATAAAGGAATATATGAAAAACTACTACCTGAACACTTGAAATCTGGGGAATTTAGGATTAAAGTCCAATATAATAGAACAGAAGACTTATATAATCTTGGAAATAAATTTAGAGATGATAAATATCTAAATGGGGTTCATCCATGAATTGTATATAGTGTAAATGTGGAAGGGGTACCTATAGATATTACTTTAGGGATGTTCCATAATCCTGAAACTTCTACGACTGGAGGATTAGCCTTATCAAAAGCAGCCTCAGTTATAGGAGAGTTAGCGAAATCTTCAGTTAGTGGTAAAGTTGAACCAAAGTACTATTCTATTGACCCATCTAAGATTACTTTTTCAAGGGCTATTAATCCTATTGCTATTCAGAATAGGGAAACTAACGATCCTGGATATATTAATATAGTTTATCAGGGTGGAAAGTTTAATGTATCTGAAACCTCAAAAACTGATGCATATAACTTTGCTTCTACTACTGCTGCTTTTTATTTTGCTAAGGGAGATGAGTCTATTGTTCCTGTTAACCAAATTTTGGAAGCTTTATCTAATTTAAAGAATAATTATAGTAGTTTTGAAAATTTAGCTGTTCAAAGTGGATTATATAGTAGTCCTGAGGAATTTGGACCAATAACTGAATTACTATCATTAGATAGAAGCAAACTAAATACAGAGGATCCGAAGAAACAATGGAAAGCAAGATCTGTTCCAGATTTAGAGGGAAGATTTTGTTCTTTTGTATCTTTAAATATTGGGGATACTTCTCAAAATATTTCTGCAGACTTAAAAACTAAGTCTACTTTATATTTAAATCAGATACTTGAGAGAAACAAACAACTTGAAAGTATATTAGTAGTCCTTAAAGATGATTCTCTGAAACCTGAGGACAAGAAAAATAAAATTGCAGAATTACTAGCCAATAAAACCCAGTGGACTGTTTCGGTATTAACTTATGATAATGAAGTAATCGAATCTGAGAAGGATTTTGATTATACTCTTAATGGTCTTCAAACAAATACTATCCTAGCAACAAGCCGTAATAGAGGGGCTTATAACCTTGCTATCGGACATCAATTAGGATTATTATTAATACGACTAAGTTCCATTATCTCCGATCCAAAAACTAAATGGGGAAATAATGAAAGATACTTTAATGAAAGGGATGCTGAAAATGTTAGAAAGCATTGAAGTAAATATAAAGAAGACTTAGTAAATGCATACTCTGTGTGAACTGGAGCACAACAAACTGAGGAAACCCTTTTAGAGTATTTAAGTAGAATTGCCTTATATGGAGATAAATTTAAAATTAGTAATAATTATTTTATTACTGATGATAAGAACTTATTGCAGAGTGAGGCCTTTATGAATTATCTAAGGGATATTTATGTAACTGATTCTATGGGAATTGGATGGAGTAAGATCATAGAAAAGACCAATGGAATTAAATATGCTAACAAGAAATTCTTGGAAGTATTTAGCGGTCATGTGTTCCCAAAGCTTTTAAAAGATAATGGTTTATCAATCCATGCCAAAGGTGATAGCTTATCTATCCAAGAAGCAGCAAGTTTCCATATTAATTCAAAAGTAATTCAGCCAGCTCAGATTTATGCTCATGTTGTAGATACTTTTACTGCTGATGACTTTAAGGAAATTTCACAAGTAACAGAAGTATCACCTACAGTTGAAAGTCCTGAAATAGAAGGTCCTGCTATAGCAGCTTCTCCAGTAGAGGAACAAAAAGTAGTTACTTATAAATCCTTAGTAGCTTTAAACAAAAGCAATAAAGAACAAAATAAAACTTCAGAGATCAAAAAGCCAACGTTAAAACCAAAAGTCCTCGAGAATATAAATTTAATAATTGAAATTCTACAGGAGAATTCTCCTGAAACTGGAAATATGGCATTAACACAATTATTTGAAATTCTAAATGGAGAACGTTCTAAATTTGAAATTCCTAACTTATCAAATGCAGAACAACAAAGTTTGGATCAAATAGAAGTAATATTAGAAGATAACAATGTTATTAAAATATGTTAATTAATTATGAATTTTTGTGAACGAGAAATACTGCAGGGAATACGAAATAATATCTCAGCAGAACTTTCGCAGGAGCAAATAATTAGTTCTGTTGCAAATGAAATCTCCAGACAAAACGGACTGGAGGTTTCATTTGTACAAAACAGACTAAATGAATTATTTGCAGAAGAAACTAATACAGCTGGGCCTAATGCCTTAGAAAACTTAATGTCTTTCTTTTCCAATGATGGGCTTTTAAATGGAATAGCATACAATAAGACTAAAAAACTAGTTAGAAATATTATATTAGAACGTATATTGAGCGGGCCAGGATATCTTGTCAGAAGTGATTCTGAATTAAATAATTCATTAAAGGCATTAATTAAGACAACAAAAAGATATGCAGGTTATACGGATGATATTATTTCACCTTTGGTTAACTACTTAACTATAGAATTAAAGAAAGAAGAATATTTTAAGAGTCCAAATCTATTAGCTAACTACCTAATTATAAATCACCTTCCTACTATTGTTCAAAGTTGGTTTAAAGACATAATTCATTACAATACTGATTCTGGATTATATGAGTTTAATGTTAAGCATGATATTAGAAATGATTGGAAAGATACTGATGATAAAGAGGCTGAGCTTAATGCTATGCTTGAAATCATGCTAAAAGCAACCCCATTATGTAAGTTTAACGCTGATGGAGAGGTAGAAGACAGGCTCAATAATAGAACCTTAAATAGAAATACTCTTTTTGCATCTATTTCTGAAGAGATTAATGCTATGCCTGAGGATGCGTATATAGGGTATCTGGAAAATCCCTACTCTTTAATTGATTATTTAGTAGGAAAATATAGTAATACTGGAGCTCATTCTGAGCTTTATCAAAATGTTCTTCATAGTTTTCTTGATAGATGGATTTATTCTGATGGAGAAGCTACCGATTTTTATGAAAATTCCAAGAAACAGTTAACAGAGTTTACAGGGTTTAATCCTATGGATATTTTCTTAAAAAGCTTCGATAAATATAGAACTAATACATATATAGATTATAATCTATCTGGAACGGCTAATGTTTTAAGTCTTTCAATGGATGAGAATTCTACTGCATACGGAAAATTAAGTGATTATGTTAGTTCTGGATTATTTGACTTAGATAACCCAGTGTTCAAAGGTGTCTTCATTAGAACTGATAGTGGAAAGTATATTCTGGATGCAAATGTTTCTGAGGATACTCTAAGTAGTGTTTCCCAACAAATATTTGGAGAGTCTGTTGACATTGATGCTGCATCTGCTGGGGCATTTAAAGAAGCAATTCAGCAAATTGTTGATTTTAAAAACCAAACAGTTGATGCTCACTTTTCTGATTTCCTACAGCGTTATCAAGGTAAAGATAAAAGAGCTAGGAAAATCTTAGTAGTATTAAACAAAATTAATGCTTATAACCCGTACTCAATTAAAGGTTCTTCTAAAAATGTTTTAGGAAAAGCCCTCCCAATGATTGGATTATCAAGTGTTGCTGGAACAGTACAGGAGCAGATTTATAGAAATAGGCTAAGAAAAGAAAAAGTTAATCAACAGTATCAGAAAGCTGGGATAGAAGCTCCAATATCCCCATTTGAACAAACTATATTATTCAAACATAAAAAGAATTCTGAAGAGAATCTATTTTTAAGAACAATTTATCGTTCAACTGTAAGAACTACTATTAATGGGGAGGAAGTAATTAAGGATGTTGGTAATTTAAGTAACCCAGAAGCTTTTAAATTAGCTTTTATAGAGGACTTCTGGAATAGTTGGAAAAATTCTTCAGATTCTATTATAAGAATACAGGCAATTACACCTTCAGATAAACCAAGGATTCCTTTATTTGAATTTAGCTCAACAGCTATTAAGAACTATTTTGGAAAAAATAACTCCGAAATTGAACCTAAAGTATTGAGTGAGCTCAGAAATATTTATGCGCAAAATCTAACAAACACTATTAGGGATTTTGTATTACTTTTTAATATCCCTCTTACAATAGATATTAAAGCTAATGCTAAAGAAAACTCTTTAGAAGATCTTTTATCTGCATCCGACAGTATAAATACATATCTACAAAAAAATAGTATTGGAGAGAGTGCCATAAATGATGCTTTGTTTGCGTTTAATAACCAATACGGGACAAATAAAAACATAGCAATGGTTCATGATTATGTTTTAAACAAAGGAGTAGCTAAAATTTCTCCTTATATGGTAGCTTCTGTTGAGCTCTTTAATCAAAAAACACCTCTTGATTCTATATATAAAGAGTTCTTATCTCAATTATCAGTAATTTTGCCCACAATCAAGTTAGATGATAAAACTACAATTAATGTAAGAAGTCTTCTAACTACTGATGGAAATTTAACAGAGGATGCTAAGAAATCTCCTTTATATACCTATTTCTTAGTAAAAAATGTTCTAAGTGAGAATATTCTAGCTAATACTGTTGGAGTTCCCTTATCACACAAAAATAAAGGAAAGGATTATATTAGCATGGATTCTGGTTCCCATTTAACTATGGTAAAGCGTATGGTTGCACTAACTGCAACTATGCATTCCTGTATGCCTAATGTATTGAGCGGATTGTCGAATCAGATTAATACTATGACTATAGCAAATGATGTTGCAGAAATGTTTGCATATTCTGGTAATGCATCTTCTGGAAAAGGATTCAGAACTTCTTTAGAAGTAGCAGACGGTGCTATGTTTTCATGTAGATTTAGTGATAATCTTCTTAAACAATCATTAACTGATGTAAAACCAAAAGGAAATGATTTAAAGTTACTAATGCACTCTTTAGATCCTGAAAAAGGATTTGCGTACCTTTCTAAGCTGGCAGACTTCAGCATCGATAATGCATGGCTTAGAAAGTTCTCTGATGACAATATTACAGCTGTAGGAGGAATTGATCCTCTATTATTTGTTAGACTATCTTTAGAGGGAACTAAAATAAATCCCTTATATTCTGTTAATGAGGATAATGAAATTGTTGATTATGATGGAAATACAATTGAGGAGCTAGATGATATCTTTGTAAAAGAAAATGGAGTACTTTACTTAATTTCCAATGTTACTTATGATAAAAGTTCTGACACCCTAAAATATGAGAAGTATAATTCTGTAACTGGAGCTACTGATGTACTATCTACCAATAATAATTTATATTCTATATGGAAAGATATTCTGGGAGGTGAGTATAGCTGTGATGAAAATGGAGTTTATGGAGAGCAATCTATGGATACCATGACTATATTATTGAATAGATTAGGCACGAGGCTTAACAATACTGATAGTATAGACTCTCAAAACAATATTGACCAATACGCTAAAAAGACTATTGTTCATTATTTCCCAACCTCATCATCTCAAAAATCTGCAAAGACACCTGTTGTTGATCTCAGAGTAGCTGAGAAGGATCTAAGTAAGAGATATACAATGAAAATGAATATTGAGAACTTTGGTATTCAATTGGATCCCGACCATAGTGCAGAAGATGGAGAAATTCATGAGATCACTCAGTTAATATCATTTATTACTGAGAATAACTATGTTCCAGAAAAGGTTAAGCGAATCTATCAGAATCTTAGTAAAATGGTTTCTATTTTAAAGGAAAAGACTTTTATAGATCCTATGTCAATGGTGGATGAGAATGCTAGGCGTATAGCTCAGGAAAAGCTGGATAATTTATTTGGGAAAAAGATTGAAAGAATCTTTGCTGATCCTACATTGGATGTTATGGGGTTGGCTAATGAATTAATGAGGGAAATTCAACATCTAAACCCCAAATTACCATCTCCATACAAAGCTCCTTATAGTGACCACCAAATGCTTGGAAAACTACATACTACTGTAGGTTCTTATTTTAATAAGTTCATAGCAAGATTATGGTCAGGTAGAGGTGACGTTTTAGTACCATCACATAATATGTGTATGTTATATGAGGATGAATCTGGAATTACTTATTTTAAAGATGATATTAAATATCTTCCAGATGGCACAGAAATGAACATCAAAGATTATTTACGCTCTTTAGTCTGGGAAGATGAGTCCAAATCTTTAATTAGAGAAGATTATATAGAAGCTCAAAAAGTATCTCCATATGAAGTGATGCCTGTAGATGTTTATTATTTAGTAAATCCTGTAACAAGAGGTGGTCAACCAGTAGTTATTGATACTTGGGAAAAATTAAATACTGTAAGAGATAATATTCTTAAAGGATTCACTTATGTAAGAGCCCTTGATTTGCCCAGAAATTTACGTTCTAAACAAGCCTTCATTACTAATGGTTCAGAGGTTATTGGTATGTATCATTTTAAAACGATGCAGCAAATCGCAACTATTTCCAATATTTTAGACTCTATGGGAAAAAGTGATACTATTGACTATAATGGACAATCATATACTTTCCAAGAATTATTTAATTTAAAGAAGTCTTTACAAAAGTATTTTAGTGATGTTGTGCTTAATGCTATATCTTCAAAAAACACTGAAATTATAAATAAAGAGCTTCCAGAAGGAGTTACCCCAATGGATACTTTTGAATATGTTATTAAAGAAGAAGAGCGATTAACTACTAATAATTATAGAAATGCTTTTGGAATTGATGGAATGAATGTATCTGAAATCTTACAAAAGAAAGAGACTTATTTTAAAGAAAAGCTACAGGATAAATTTCAAAATATAGTAGTTCCATATAACTACTTAATGTATGCTTCTAATGGAAAGCCTACTGCGGTAATTACAGATCCCTCGTTGTTAGATCTCAGTGTATATAAATCAACTATTCCAGTTGTGGATGAGGATGGATTTAGATTAGATGCTTCAGGAAATAAACTATACAAATGACCTGATAATGCTAAACTATATAAATATACTGAGGGTAAAATCACAGTAGAAATGATTTATACTAATGAGGAAGATCTTAATACTATTTTAGATTCTAATCCTTTCGTTTTTTATAGAAGTGATAACACATTATCTAGAAAACATTTATATAATCTTAATTTGGATAACGTAGATCGGATATTTGATAGAGTAGCTAGAAAACAATATGATTCATGGCTAAAGTCTAATGATGCTGTAATGTCTCGTATTCCTGCACAGGCACTTGCATTTGCTATGGTTATAAAAACTGCAGGGTATCTACCTTGGGGTAACAATGTTACTATGGTTCCAAATATGAATGTGTTCTTAGAGGGTAGTGACTATGACATTGATAAGGCATATGCTATAATGGCAGCTTTGGATAGAAATGGAATATATAAGGAAATGAAGGAGGGAGAATTAACAATTATTGACTCTACCTCTGATTTGGGAGTAAACTTATCTAATGAAGAATTAGAAATAAATGTAGAACTTGGAAATATTATTTTAAATAATACTTTTGAAGAACTTCCAAATTTAATTTCAAAAATATCCAGTTACTTAGATACAACCGATATTAGATTAAATAAAGAATATTTACTGGATATAAATAATTTAGCCAGAGTAAATATAGCAGCTGATGAGGACACTATTAGAGCATGGGGAAGGTTAGATCCTAAAGAAATTGGAAGAAGAGTTGAAAGGGCATTTTCAATAATTAAGGATGAATTAGTTGCACGTTCTGGATTAGAGAACTCTAATTCAGATCAGATTCAAGCAATGCAAAATTATATTCTAGAATCAATTAAAGGAATTTATAGAGATCCTAGAACACTAATGGCATCTACTGATCCAACTACTATGGACCCAGTTAACGATACTGTTAAAGATAGAAATCTTGAAGCAGCTAAAAGAAATCACCTTAATCCTTTGACTGATATTTTTGTTAATCAGACTACATCTGTTGGTAAAAAAGATATTGGTATTTCTGCAGTAGCCCAAAAAGCTTTTTATGCTTTGACTTATTACTATAATTTGAAACAGGAAGCTGGAGATAATGTTGCTAACTACATTCAAATACCTTTGCCCTCAGATTGAAGAACTGGCAGTAAAAATATTGTAAGTTTCGGTTATCCAGGACAAACCTTAAACTCAGCATCTTATGAATATCTTTATAATCTGTTTGAAAGTTGAGATACAATAGACACTAAGATTACAGATGAGAGAACAGAAGCTCTTCACCTTAATAATGGAATTTATGTAAAAACAGTATCAGAAACTATTGGGGATAAGGAAATTCATTCTTTCTTCATAGGAGAAAGTCCAGAAAAGTTGCAATTAGTTCCTATAGGTTCTAAAATAGGAGATTTTATCCCAACAACTATAAATTCTAGCGTTATTAGTTCATCTACGGATAATGCTAAGGAAATGAAAATGGACTTACTAAATGCTACTCCTGAGATTTTGCCAGCTTATGAATTTTGCTTATCTTTAGGGGTGAATTTAGATCAAGCAGCTGCTATTTTTACAGATCCTCTGATTAACGTTTTAATAACTATTAGCAGAGGAGACCTGTTTAATAAGGAAGTTTCTATAAGTAAAATCAGCAAAATCCTTTCTACAAAGAAAACCCTGGCAAGAGTAAAAACTTTATATAGTGAATATTTAGGTAAACCTGTAAATAATTCAGAATTTTCCTCTAAAATAAAAGTTCTTGAAAAGTTATTTGCAGGAGCGGAGGAATTAACCAGTCTTGGTCAGCTTCTTGGTATTAATGGGGGAATTCAAGTTGAATTTGGTTCACCTCTTTTGTTCCAATTAAAGATTGAGAACACTATAAAGGCGGCAACTAAAAGATCATTTTCTTTTGAGAAGTTCTTAAATGACCCAGTCTATGCTAAAGAGTGGATTAACATCTACGATCAATCTAAGATCAACTTTAATTTGTTAGATATTATTAATTCAGTCCCTCATTATAGAGAGATGTTTTCTGTCCCAATTCAGTTTAAGCGTAATATGCAATTACTATCCAAGGATATTGATAACACATATACAATCGCTTATAAAGATCTTTCAAGAGATTATCAGGTTGACGACACTGTATTGAGATCTCTTCTTAGATTAGTTAATGATAGAAAGATATTTGACTTCTTTATAAGTGAACCTTTTGAATTTGAATCTAATAGATATTGGAAAAGAATTAATAATAATAATTCTGTTGAGGAAGTTGTGACAGATGCCCCAATAATGTTATCTACAGATACATTTGATGGATTAATTTCTTTAAAACCTTATATAGAAAGAGTTATTATTCCAGAGTTAAAAAGGCGATATCCTAATAATAGCTTTGCTTCTAATCTTATAGCTAATTCCATTCATAATCCACTGTTTGGAGAAAGGGTTACATTTATTGGATCTAGAGTTAATTTATCAGATCCTCAATATGAAGATACTATAGAGATTATAAAAAATAATTTTTATGGTATTCAGAATGATATTATAAATGGACATTCTATATATGAATGGATGTATATCTATGATTTATTAGTAAATAAGCATGCAGCAGGAGGAAATTCCATCACAATGCTTTTAGATGGGAATCTTAATATCGAAGACCCAGATAGTATTGTCTCAAAATGGGTTAGATATGTTAATAAATATGATAAAGCAGTTTCAACATATGCAAATTTAGAGGAAGTAAATAAAATTCCAGATTTAAAAGATATTTTTGGAAGAAATAAGGAGCTTCCTGGATATGATATATACGAGGATTCGTTTGATCCATTAATAGGTTCTATGGGATCAAAGAGACCATCTTGGGCTGTGAACCCAACATATTTACCTCTATTTGTATCCGTTAAAAACTTTGGTATGCAAGTGTTATTACATAGAAATGCATTATCAAGTGCTTTTGCTAAAGGTATTGTAACTATAAAATTATGTTAGTATGGCATGTATTGAAATTAAAGTTAGAGATAATATATTTAAGATAATGAATGATGAGCCCCAATCTGAGTCTGTACAAGGTTCAGATTGGGAACTTATCTATAACTTTATTACCCGAGGGACTCTTCCAGTTGGATACTGAGTTGAAGGTGATAATGTAGATAGGTACACATTATTTGATACTATATTGAATTCCTTATCTAACGAGAAAACTAATCAAGAGCTATATATTGGAGGACTAACCTCTAGTTTATCTCAAGATGAATTTATAAATAAGTTTGTTGGAAATTCTGAATTAAACTGAGCACTTAATGATTTTGAATCATATGATGCTAACCAGTTTCAAAGAAATGCTTTAGTAGTTCCAAGTTGAGGGGATACAAAAAATTGGTACGGCTTTACTAAACAAAGGGCTCTTCTATTAACAGGTAATAATTTCTTTTATAAGGAACCTAAAATTAAAATTATTTATAAGTCGTATTTAGAGTTACAAGAGGGGTCTTCAAGGGTTTCTGAAATTATTAACAACCTATATTCCAAAGAGGGGGATGCTTCAATAGAGGACATTTATAAACAATTAACTTGGTTAGCCAATAATCGCCTTCCAGAACTTGTTGCTGCTCTATACGTTCCTTATGAATCTGCAGCAAATATGACTGCAGAAGAAGTTAAGGATATCCTAAAAACAGATACAAAAAAAGTTGTTGGGTATTTGGTTAAATCTAAAGGAGTGGATTATATAGTTCAGTCAAGAGATGAGAAAAACACAATAAAAGTTTTAAATCTGAATGCTGGAACTGAAGAGACTTTAGATATTAGTAGGATAAATAAACTATATATTCCATTTACTCTTAGCGATTCAGGAAAATCTTATTTGTTAGCTGGGAAGACTTGGTATAATATAATTAATGGAAAATACATTAAGGTGGATTCTGAGGATTTATTTAGAAAATGGTTTGGGGTTACTTCAGATACTACAGAAACTATAGATTTTTATAGTAATAAAAGTTCTGATAAAAAGAAATTAAGATACTGAAATAACCAGGAGCCTATATTTAGCAACACTCTTGTAAATGGACAAGAATTAACTTCTATTCTTCCAGAAGGGAGTATAATACGTACCTCCTCTGGAATATATGTTAAGCAAGGAGAGGAGTTTGTAAATGGAGATTATATATTAGATCCTATTGAAAAAATAAATACTATTACATTCACCAAAGGAAATAAAGAGCTAAAAGATTTATTGTTAACCCTAAAAGTAGTGGAAAATGAGGATCAAATATTAAGTACATCTGATTTAAGAATAATCCTACATGATTTATTTGGAGTTACTAATTTTGATACTATATTTTTTAATTATGACCAAGAGGAATTAGCTAAAGTAAATACAGCAACCATTAATGGAGATGTAGTCCCAACATTACAAATAGGAATGAAGAGAAAGGTTACAGCTACCTCTGATACATATAGACAGCTTAAATTAGCACTTAATTACTACATGTATTTGAATGATGGGTCTGCGGAAAAACCATCAGAAGTAGCAAATCCAAAAGTTTTCTGGAGAACCTTAAAAGATATTGTTATCAATCAGGAAAACCCAGAAATTTCAGAGCAAGCTCAATCTATAGTAGAACAATTAAGTTCCGATATACTGGATTCTACAAATGGGGATATTTTTGTAAATACTCTTGAAAGAAATAGGGCAGAATTATTTGAAAAATACGGTAAAACAGAAGAACAGGTAGATACTTTTATTCAGGAGTTAATAGATAAAGGTTTATATATCATTAGTTGTGAGTTATAATGGCATGTATAGTTAAAATTAAAGGAAAAGAGGAGTTTAAGGTATTTGATACTGAGGCTGATGCTAGAGAGTATCTAAAGGATACAAATGTAGTAATAGAGGAAATGATAAATCCTGTTACTAAAGAAAGTGAATTATATGTAAATGTACAGGATACTCATAGTGCCACAGTTAATGTAATTAGAGCTGCAAATCAAATATCCTGGGAAGCTACCAAAGAACTACTTACTCAAACTAAACTAAACGATTGGGATACTGAGGAGTACGGTAAAAGAAGTGATGCTATATCTCTTAGTGTTGCTCTAGCGGATATAAGAGTTTTGAAAGGGGAAGAGTACAAGAGATTATTTCCTGAGTTTATAACTAACAACTATTTAAATGTGCTTATTCAGACTTCTATAGCTAGAGCTTATGCTATGTTTAAAGGAGAAGCTGAAAATAACGTTGAAGCAATAAACTTAATTAGAACTACTTATTTTGATAATACCCTACCCTCGGAATGAAGAGAAGATGCTAAACTAAGACCTGCTAAAGAGTGGTTTATGCATTTTAAGAAGCAGATTAAAGATTCTGAATTCACACTTGATGAAGAGACACTAACTCAATTTGATTTAGATGCTCAGGAGGAAAATAGAAATAATCTAGATACTATGTTACGAGGAGAGATTATTCACAAGATTTTTGAGATGATTATTAAAAATCCTGTAGAAACAGTAACTCGTAAAACTAAGGTTTGGAACGCAATAACGGATTTGCTAGATACTTTCAGGGTAAAATACGGAGAGGATTATGATGAGGTGCCTGATTCACTTACTGTTATTCAAAATTTGATTGAAGGTACAGAAACTTCTCCACCTCTTGAACAAGTTTTCGACTCTTATTATAAAAGAGTTATAAAAGCAAAGCAGGATATTGAAGATGTTTATACAAAGACATATAGAGATAGAGGAGAATCTCCTACTGTAACCTGGCTGGCAGAACAACGTATAACGGCTGACTTAGACTCTGAAGTTAATGGGAGAAAGAAAATTAGGGGTAAGCTGGATGCAATTTTAGTTGTTAATGGGGTTCCTAACATAATTGATTTAAAAGTTTCAAGGAATGATATTTCTGAATGGGCATCAGAAAAAACTTTGAAGACGAAATATCAATTAGCCATGTACTGAAGACTACTGGGAAAATTAGGACTCCCAGTAAATGATAGTGGTCTTGATATATATAATATTATTTTGGGAAAAGATAAGACTGCTACTAATGGAATTCTAAAATCTTTTTCAACTAGCGTAAAGACAGATAGTAATATTAATGCAAACTTAGATCCAATATTTTCTAGAGCTATTCAAAGATTGGAAGTAAATCCAAAACAATTGGAGTTAATGACTTCTAATATAGAATCTTTATTTGGAAAAGGATCAGCTAGAGGTCAGAAAAAAGCCAACATTGAGTATATAAAGACACAGCTAAGGAAAAATGCTGAGAACTCTGTATATAAAGGTAAGCATAATTTATCATATAATATATGAAGTGAAACTGGGGCCAAACTTGAAAGAAAAACTATTAGAGGAATTTCTAAGGAAAACTTGGACTCTGTAATAGATAAAGTTGCTCAGGAGATTGTTGAGCGCTCTGGTAATAGATTTGATAACCAGTATGAAACTTTAGTTAGTGACATAAGGGAATTTCTAAATAGAAGTGACAAAGATATTTCTTCATTTGCTAGTGCGGCTAATAGTGGAGATATCATAAACCAATTATCTGCAGTCTTATTAAAGTATAAGGGCTCTGGAGCAAAAATAATAAATTCAGACCTTGCGAAACAATATAATATGATTTTGATAGAAACTCCTATTGGAATCGATATTATAAATTGCTTATCATTGAATCCAAATATTCCTTGGGATTCCACAAACAAAAAGGCTAAGTTATTTGAAAATGTTCCTAATGTTGTAGGAGATAGAAATTTAAAAACCATTGGTAATATAGAAATAGTAAAATCTTTACTGATTGCTAATGATTTATTAAAGGGAAGTGGTAAGAAACTTGGAACAGTTGCCTGCTTACAATTAGGTGCCCCTGTTGGATATATGATGACTACTGCTAATATGATTAATAACATGGAGATAGCTACCAGATTCCTAGGAATTAATAATAATCTATCTAAAGATAGATTTGTTGATCCTTTAGTGAATGTACTATATATGTTTAATCAATTCATAGATTCCACAAGGCAACTTTCTCAAGTAGGAGAAAATATCAAACCTTCAAAAATGGGTAATCTTTTGGACGGGGATAAGTTTAATCTCTTAAAGGAGGTTCTTACAAAAAGAACAGGGCTAGATAAAATAAAAACTGCATCTTCTGATTTAATAGATTCAACAAAAGTAGAACTACTAAAAGTAATTAGGCAACAGCTCAAAGATAGTTTCCCAGCATTATTTGAGAATCCTGGAAAGATTAATATTATCTGTCCAGAAACCACATTAATGGATCAAATTGAGAAGGCTTTAGCAATCTATCAGAATAGAGAGATGGTTTGTGAGTCTGATATTTCAATGTATGGATGGAATTCTGGAGCAATGTGGGCTTCTATGGACTTAATCCCTAGTGAGAATGTCCAAATAATTAGAACTATTGTAGATACTGCATTTGGAAAAATTAGGGAAACTTTCTCTGACTATAAAGCAATAAATAGAGCACAAGTAGCCAAACTTAAAAAAGGAAATGATTACGGATTAATGCGACATATAATCATTGGAGATAGTTCCTCTAATTACTTTAATCTATTTAGAAGGAATAGTGATAATGAGTTGGAAGATGATGATTATATCCTCAAAAATCCGTGAACTTCTACAAGCTTAACTCCAACTCAAAGGGATTTTATTAAATATACTCTTTATGAGTTAAATAAATATTCCTATGATAAGAAGAAGTATAAATGAAAGTCTTGAAGGGATGTTAAGGAGGAACAATTTAATAGGGAGGATTACTTTATTCCATTACTTAGAGCAAATGGTTTAGACAAATTCAGAGATCCAAAAGGCGGAATTAACTTCCCTTCTATTCGTTCCTGGTACGATGAGATTAGAAATAAAGCGGTTCAAATGAAAGACACTTTGGAGGGACAAATAGAAGAGCGTAAAAAAGTTTCTGATTTATTCCAAGGTGTTTATAATGAATTTGAATCTAGAAAAAATCCAAATGTTCGTAGAGACATCATTGAGAAGAATGGTGGAATTAAAAACTTTTCCATGGACTTAGAGACAATACTCGATACCTTTACAATAGCTATGGAGTCTCAAAAAGTTTTTGACATGGAAGTTATACCCGCAATAAAAGGAGCACTTTATTCTATACAATTCCAATCTTATATAACTGGTAAAGAACTTCCTAACTTCGAAGAATTTGTTAAAAAGTATGTAAAAAGTGCTATATATAACGATAGTATTATGGCTCCTGAGGTTCAGACTGCTTATAAAGTAATTGCTCCAGTTCGTGCTGCCGCATCGGCAGTAGCTCTTGGTTGGAACATAATGAATGTCCCAAGAGAGGTTATAATGGGCTTTTGGACAAATATAAGTAAAGCTATGTTTGCATCTTATGGTAAGGATACTTTTGGAGTGGGAGAATATACCAAAGCTTTGGGCATTTTAACTGGAGATGTTCCTAATTTCATTATGAATGTTACTAAAGTAGAGCTTCTTAATGAGTTCTATGGAATGGCTAATATGTCAATTACTGAGATTCCAGAGCAGGTAACTTCTAACAAGACTGGTGTGTTTGCAACATTTAATAGGTTTATGTCATGGTCTTTAACGGCTCCTGATTATTGAAATCGAATGTCAATGTTCATCGCCCAAATGATCCATGATGGTTGTTGGGATGCTCATGAATTAGTAGAATCTAAGGATGGAGTAAGGGAATTAAAGTACAATATGGCAAAAGACAAAAGATTTGATGTCTACGTGAAATATAAAGGAGACTATAGTAAAGTACCTAAGGAATTAAAAACAAAGTTTAATGAACAAGAATCTTTATATATGGTTATGAGAAATGATATGAATAAGGAATTAGGAGTGGCTAATCAGATTCCAAGTCCAGAACCAGGTAAAGTTCCTAATCTTCCTAAAGCATATACAGATTTACAACGTAACTCCTTTAAGTCTTTTGCTGATATGTCCTTTGGTTACTACGACAAAGAAGTGAAAGCATGATTCTTTAAAACTGCTATTGGAGGAATCTTCAAGCAGTTCATGGCTTTCATGTCTGCTAAAAAAATGATGTATTTCCAAGTGAGAACTGATCAAACTGCTAGAGGTAGTTATGAACAACTAACGGATTCTTCAGGAAATAAACTATGGTCTATAGCGATAAGTAATAGTCCGTTAGAGGTACGTATAGTAAATGATAAGGATTTAGAAGGTGAGTATAAACAATATGCAGCAGATGCAAAACCAAAGTTAGGCTGAACTGGCGCATATATGGAAGGAATTTTCCAGTCGTATATTCATTTATTTAAGGACCTGGGAATAGGTACATATGAAGCTCTTCGCAACGGAGATACTTCTGTATACAAAAAATTATGGAAGGAGTATGGTAAGAAGGGAGATATTAGACATTCAAATGTACTTCAAGGTTTATATGATCTTCTATTATCAACATTATTTATTACATTAATACGAATGATGTTTTTTGATGATCCAGAAGTAACAGGAATTAGTTATAAAAAGCAACTTCAAAATGCAGATTCTATGTTCCAAAATCTATACTGAATAGCAGATCAATCTACTCAAGATTTTTCCGTATTACGACTTTTAGATCAAAGTTTATTTACATGGGAGCCCCCTTCGTTTAATATTATTCAAAATGCTGTTAGAAATTTCTTTAGAGCAGCTGGAGATGATGATTTAAATGTTGCAGAAGCTGCTCTATCTGGAACAGTAAACTCTGTTGGAATGTTTAAACCTATCCGTCCTTCTGTAAATAAATGATTAGAGGAGTAAAAAAAATAACCCCTACCTGCATATAGCAAGTAGGGGTTATTTTTTTTTATTTTTTACTTTTTAATCCTCCATTGCACACAGTGCAACTAGAACCTTTTCCTGATTCTTTAAGATTAAAAACTCGAATATACTTTCCATATTTATTATCCTGGAATTCATGTTCAATCTTATTGCTTTCGCAATATCCACATCGTTTTATTTCTGTAGGCATAATTTACTAATATTTTTTATTTTACAAAATAAATCTGACAATGAACCATCATTATTAATCAGATAGTCATAGTCTCCATTTCCATATAACGTTAAAAGCTCTCTTTCTGAGGCATGGGAGCCTGCCTTACACTCTGGTCTATGGATATAAATAACTTTCCCTCCTCGTTTCTTTGATTCTTCAAATTCAATCTGGAATCGCAGATCTGAGATAATCATATTTTTGCACTCTTGCTCATATGTAGTTAAAATCCATAATTTATCCCCAAAATAATATCTCATTATTTCAGTTCCAAAGTATTGCAAAACCTGCCTAATAGAAAGTCAGTAATCTTCAGTTAAAGAAGGATTAAGATCCTTGGCTAACTTTGAAAACTTATTATCTACTAGAATTTTTTCTCTTTCTACAAAATTCTTATGATGAATTGTTAAAGTACTGAAATCTACGTAATAGTTCTCTTTAAATTGTCTATCTTCAAATCTTTCAACACTAACATTAAGGAGTGTTGAAAGAAGACATTTTAAAGTATCAGCAAATCTACAAATCTTAAACTTTCCCTCTGTAAAGATATTACAATGTTTATACATTCAATATGTTTGCATTCATCTTGGAGAATTCAAACAAAATTGAAGCATTTTAGCACTCTCATCCTTACCACTCCCCTTTAAACCAGCTATACATAAAATATTCCTAGTCGACATATGTTTTGATTTTAAATGGGAGGTTATGAAGAGTATCCATAACTTGTCTATCTTTTTCTCTATAAAAATTAGAAAGGATACCCCTACATAAAGTATATGTTAAAGATTTATCCTCAGATGTTGCATTTTTCCAAGTGTTTGACTCTAACGCTTTAGCTATTCCAGTAATGGGATCATAAGGAGCGTATCTTGTATTTACATTTAAGGACTTAAAAACTTGAGATACTCCTGTTGTTCCCATGGCTTTATTCTTAGATATATTATCGAAATTCCCATATAATAAACATGTTACTGCAGCAGGGCTTTCTGTAACATTCATTCCTTGTAAAATTTTTAATCCCAGTTCCACAGTAGTATTATCGGTTGATGCTAGCATATCATTTAATGACAAGATACTTTCTTCAGTAAATTTTTCTAAAGTTCCATTAACTAGTTTATCTAGAGTACTTTCTTTTGCATATTTTGGATATACAGAAACTATGTTATTAATTGTTTCTACATAGGTTTCATCACAAAATAGTAACTTTCCACTGTAAATCAAAGTGGAACCTTTAGGTAAGGTATTTATAGTTTTGACGCCATCTATAAAGTCTGTTCCCTGAGAGCAAACATCATTATAAATAAATGAATCACTATCTTTAAACAATTTTGGACAAATACTATAAATTATTTTAGTTTGATCCTCTTTAACATATTCAAATAAATAATACTCTCCACTACTAGGATAATAGTTAAGAGAATCTGGAATTATAGCAGCATCACATCTTGCTACCTTAATAACTCTTTGAAATTTTGTATCCCTAATTTTGAACCGTGGATAGGTTGAACTAGAGTCAAAATATAGCTTAGTTACATCCGATAGATCTGTAAGTTTATTAGTTAGCGCAGTATTTACTTCTTCAGGGGTATGTAGCACCATTGAAGTTCTAACTGAAAAATGTATATTTTCTGAATGATATGAAGACCATTTACATAAATTTGCTGACCCACTATTTCTCCTATAAGGAATGAGAAATGCAATATTAATTCCGTTTAATTTCATATTATAAAATTTTAGCTCTGATTTTAGGATTCATAATTAACTTATTTGCTCTTCCTGAAAACTTTGTAGTAATCGTCTTAATTAAATGAAACAATAAGTCTTCAGTTAGTAAAGGTTCAGGAGAATTGATAAATTCAAGTAATCGATCTTGAACTACTTCCGTTTTAGCTCCCTTTTCTCCGAAATATAAAAGACTATAATTAAGTAATCGTGTAGATAATACAGAAGCTATATCTGGACGATATCCATTACTATCATATACACAACTTTTAATTTTAGTTTTTACAGTATCCCAAGGTTCAAACAGCATATCTTTAGGAGCAATTAGCTTATCCAGTTTATTAGCAATAAACGTAGTAAATAAGTTTCCAACAATATTTTCTTTAGATGTAAAACATCCTTTAGCAATATTAAGAATCATTGCTAGATTTGCTGAGGTGCTCCAATCCTTTAAACCAGAAATAGCATTACAGAAGGTAACATAACTTCTTGGATTAATCTTCTGCACATTTCCCTCTTTTTCAAATATTTCAGGATATAATAATGCAAAGTTAATAGCTCTGGAATCTAATTTGTCAGTTTCAGCCCAACGTGCCCATACATTAACATCAAAATCAATTTCAAAGTTAATATATCGAGTTTTCTGAGCATTATCCATAGTACTAACATTATAGTCTCCATTATCAGGATTAGAAGTTAATACTATAGTACAGTTCTTTGGAAGTTTCCAAGAAATATATTCACCTCTATCAATAAGCTCCATAGTTGCCTGCAAGAACATAGGAAGTGCTCTTGAATAGTCATCAAGAAGAAGTATACATCCATTTTCATTATCCTCTTTCGGCATCCACGTAGGGGGCGCATAAGACATTCGAGTTAAGTTCTGAACCTTGTATCCATTTTGAAGATAGTATGCCAGCAAATCACTTGAAACTCATTGACATTCACCTTCATCAGAACATACATAATATTCTTTTATGGGGAATCCAATTAGGTCACCCAATTCTTCACACTGAGAAAGATTCAATTTGATGAATCCCATATTCAGTTCTTTAGCTATTTGTAAAATTGTAGAAGTCTTTCCAATTCCTGAATCGGCTTCCAATGAGATTGCAGTGGGAATTTTTCCAACTTCCACTAAACGTTTGTTATTCTCAATAATATATTGAAATATAGTTTTAAATTCTTCTAAATTAACTTTATTCAGCTCCATTATCAGATGAGATAAACATACTGTAACCTGGATAATGATTATTTCTATTACCATTAGAGGTAATTACCCAGATCATCTGCTTCATTACTTTAAAAGTATCTGTAGGTGCATAGCCATCTGTAAAGAATACTAAAGTAGAGTATTGTTTTCTACATTGATTGTAGTAGTCAATAACAGGTTTGAAGTCTGTACCTCCTCTACCAGTGAATGTACCATCAAAAGTCCCTTTGAATGGATATATCCTATGTATTCTAGCGTCGCACTCAATTACATCAACACCTGCCCCAGCTTTCCAGATGTGATAAATCTCACTAATAAAATCTTTTAACTCCTTAGTACTAACAGAACCAGAGGTATCAATAGCAACTAAAATATCATGTTTATGTTTTAGTTTAATACCCGCAGCTCCCTCAAACCGTTTAGATACTTTGCGATGTGTCTTTTTTACAAAGACATCAATAGCAAATCCTAAAAGTCGTCTAAAATAGGCCTTCCAGTTAAATATAGAAGGTTTTATTTTAAACAATTTATCCACATATGCTTTTAGCTCGGAAGGAATAGTTCCTCTAGATTTAATTACTTGAGTTGCAACCTGTTTTACAATGTGGTCAGTTTGATTGTTAATTAAAGTTTTTTCTGCGTCTGATAAATCAGAAAAATCCTTTCAATGATTATGGTTTTTCGGCCCCCCAGAAGAGTCTTTCTTATCTTTATAAAGGTATTCATAATAGTATTTGGTTCCTGCTTTCGGAGGAAGCATAGGATCAATATCTTTGATATCAATAGCATCTTTTGGAAGAACATCAATATATTGATTTACTTCTGCGTCAGCGGCAATATTGAATACTTCTTTATCATTAAAAGATTCTTGCATTAACAAATGTTTAAATGCAATATGCAATAGCTCATGTTTTAATACTCCTAATTGCTCATCATCAGTTAAAGTATTTCAAAAATCGGGATTAACACATAATTCATAGTTAATCCCGTTTCTTGTAACTCATGCTGTTGCATCATCTTTAGAATAATATTTATTTAAAGATAATAGAAATAAACCATAAAAAGGATCTTTAACTACAAGTTGTTTACAAGCTTTAATCAGATCCATATTTATTTATCTCCATATTAATCGTATCTTCCTCCTGATAAAATCCAAGCACTATTACCTTGTCTATCTGTATATAGAGTGTAATAATGGCAATCTCTCCATCCAGCTATATTGTCAATATCATCAACTGTTACTTCCTTAAAATGGTCTGATTTTTCTGCATGACCATAATAAAAAGTATCTTGATATATTGGGGATCCTTGCTGTAAAATTTTAACAAGAAGTGCTCTCTTTTCTCCAAAAATTGCACTTCTTCTGGAACCATCTACAGCGTAGGGATACATTTCTGAAAATTCTAATCTAGTCATTTATATAATGTAATTGCTTAAATTCTTCTTTTAAAGGAATAGCTAGTTCTCTTGCTTGAGGGTGTGCAGCAGAATCACAACGAAGTTTGAAAAATCCTTTCCACTGTTCAACAGTTCCAGTCATAACTAACTCTGTTTTAAGAGAATTAGGAAGTATAGCTCTTGCCTGTTGAGGAGTCCAATTATAGGTACTTAGCAAGTCCATATAGTATCTCTCATCCCATAACAATCCTATGAGAAATCTTCCCTCAGAAGTAACTGAAACATTCCAGGTTGAACCAGACTCAATATGCTCTATACCTTGGATCTTCTCCCCATTTCTCTTATTTATAAGAAATGAGTCTGTATAAGACCCAACAGGAATATCCATCCAAGGAGGAATAATATAGGTTATCTCCTTATCAAACTTATCCTTAGAGTAGTTACAATATCTTGTGCTCTCCTGAGCAAAACTAAATACTCTGTGGCGAACAAATTCCATCTGTTAATACTTAGGCTCTTTATCCTAAGTGTCTCTAAGTTTCCTTAGAGTATCGGACTATATCATCATCCATTTCTGGATGCTCAGCACTCGTGTCTAAATTATATTCTAAGCTACTAAGTTGAGACTCGAACTCAAATCTCGCCACTATTCCGTAGTGTGTACGCGGGGCTACCTTCCCCCTCCTTAGTAATTAGTTTCATTAGATAGTCTCTGAACTTTCCAACTTTGTTAAAGGTTGGCTTAGCTGCTGATTAGCATGTTTATTAGCTACTGCTATACATAAATCAATAAAATCTTTTTGAGATAAGTCATTTTTAGCTCAATTAATATATTTAGTTACTCATTGAACATTTCCGATTTCATACCCTTTACTAGAATCTATTCTATCTAAAGATAGATCTAGATTTTGTTTAGTATCATCTAATGTACCATTAGGAAGTAAATCATATCCAGATAATGCACATTTAAAATTCTGAGTTTTTAAGAGATTATACAAATATTCAGGTGTTAATTCTTCTGAATAAATTATTCCTCTTGCTTTAGCACTTCTCTTAAATGTGTTTAAAAAGCCTTCTCTGAAATTTGAAACAATTTTGCCAGAAGCACACCTTTTACATTTAAAATACTTTTCAGAATCTAATATTTGAGAGGCAGGCATATAATGTTCATTGCCACACTCACATTGTACTAAGTACACTAATTGACTATTTCTTTGGTATGGGCCAGAAAGTACAGTATAAGATTTATATTTTTTACCTATACACACAACAGCTCTTCGAGCTAATCGGCTACAGTCCTTGCACATTTTACTTTTCCCACACTTTAATCCAGAGCTCTGAACGTATTGTTCTTTACCACATTTACATCTACACAAATACATAGTAGCTCCGTTACGATTTATTGATTTATTATCAATCACAGTTCAATCATTAAATTTATCACCTATATTCATAATTATGTTTATTAAATTTATCACATTACAAATATACTAATAAATTTTTAAATAATCTAATAAATTTAGCTTTCCAGCAATTCACTGAGTTTTTCCTTAATGTATTACTACATTAGGCCACAAATTTTTTATGGGAAACGCCTCTATCACATATAAATTTTACAGTAATTCTCTTTTCATGATATTCTGTAGGTTCACAGAGATATTGAAGATCATTAAGCCAATTATTTTCATATAGAACCCGATAATTTGTAGTGACATAAATATCATATGTATTATCTACATATTTTGTTATACTATATGGATTTATACTGTATTTAATTAAAGGAGAAGGGCTTCTATAGGGTCAATTTATATGTAAATAAACTGTGCCATGTTCAAGCATTGCGGTATGCTGCCGATCTTTAATCATATTAACAAATTTCTCTGCAGAGTCTTCTGTTATTAGATTTTCAGATTTATAACAAGTGCGTCCAGCTTTTTCTATTTGTTTATAAATTCCTTGAATTCCAGGTTCTTGTTCAAGTATTTCTATAGATGGTTTAATTAGTCTCATATTCTTTAAGTTTATTTTCAAGTTCTGCCTTAGAAATACTACCAACATGACGCCAAACTTCTACATTATCTTTAGTAATAATTAATACTGGAATATTTCTAATCTTATAATTTGTAAGTACAACAGGATCTACTTCATCTACATCGATGTCTTCTATTATTATCCTACTTTTGAGCTCTTCAAGAATAGGCACTAAAGAACGGCAAGGTCCACACCAAGAAGCTCCAAACTTTATTAATTTTAGCATAGTATTTTATTTTATTAAAATTAATGAAGATGCCAAGAAAATATAGCATCTTCATTAATTTATATTATTCGTGTATCCAATAATCCCCAATAGTTAAATCTGCACTTAATTTAGCTCTTTTACAGAAAACTGCTCCAGCTTTTTCCATACATTCAACTAATACTTTCCCAATCTCTTCTGCAATTTCTGCAGGGGCCTCTAAATTAATTTCATCGTGTACAGGAATACAATACTTTACTTTGAACAGTAAATCATGTTCCTGTAAATATCTAAATAAGAAAATGGATGCATATTTGAAACATAGTGCCCCAGCAGCTTGTCAACATTGTTACCTTAGAGACTCTTTATTCTCTAAATCTATACCTTCATTTTTGGCATAGTTCGGACTATATCTTAAAACATTTTTACAAAACTTTTGTAACTCTTCCAAAGAAGCAGAGTTTTTCATTGTATTTGCCTTTTTACTAATTACCATAATATTGCCTTTGACGTATCCTTTACTATTATCTATTCTGTCAAGAGAGGGACTATAATTATAATCCTCTTTTGTTCCGAATTTAATAGGACATTCTAAAATAGGACATGTTTCTGGAATAATAATATCTGACTCTTCAATGTTAAACTCTAATCCTCTACTTTCTGCACGCGTTTTTGCAGCTTTTCACATTGCATGTACATAATTTCGTAATCGACTTTCACGTTTGGTTTTATTAACTCTAGTTTTGAACTCCTCATCATATTTACGACGTACAGTTCTAATATCAGAGGTAATTGTTAAATTAGAATAACAATTTTTACAACACCATACTCTTCCAGTCTTAGATTTCTTAGAAATATCAAAGTAGAAGTAGTCTAATTCTTTATTACATACTGGGCATACTAATTTATCTGGGGTTCTGCAATTTTTACTATTACAGCGTTTACATATATTAATATGACCATCTTTACTTCCTGGATTTTTACCAAATTCCTCAATTGGAAGTTCTCTATGACAATGATTACAAATTTTTGTTTCCATAATTTTAAATTTTAAATTTCCAACACACAAAGGTATGCAAATAAATTTAAAATTACAAATGTTTTCTCCGTTTTCGTGGGTGTATTATATTCTTAATTTTAAGTTCCAACACCTAGTCTCTACACCTTCTAAGGTTGTTAACCCTTAGCTTGGCTCGGTATTCCCATCTCAGGGTTCACCGAATTTACGAAGTTTTAATCCGACACAAACTTTCATTCCATCGGATAATTAATGCTTTGTTTCTCAGATTCTGCACGTCTTTTTGCTAATTTTCTAACATTTTGTACAGTTTCACAATCTGGGGCATCTCGTTTCATTTCTCTATAATACTCCCAGAATCCTTTCTCACACTGTTTTTTCCAAAGACGTTTTAACTCAGGAAAATCATAAATATATGCTTTGTGCCCAGTAATTGGACTTAAAAGTATATATCCTTTTTCCATTACATCCTTTCTTCTAAACTTTTGATAGTCTCTCAGTCCTGAGAAACCCTCCATGTAGTTAGTATAGATTTCTTTGGCCCGCTCTTCAGAAATTCCATAATTTCTAACAAGAGTATTATCCATTCCTCCATAATTAAAACAGAATTCATAGCCCTTTGCTTCTTTTCTTAGATGATGATACTCTGTTTTAATTGCTTTAAGTGGAGTGTCTCTTGGAATTTCAAGGAATACCATTTTAGCAGTTAGGCTATGTAAGTCTCCTGAACCATTTACTAATTCATCAAGCATAGCTTTATCATTGGCAATGGATGCCATTAAAAAACTTTCTTGGCCAGAATAGTCAGCTGAAATCCATTTATTGCCTGGCTCTGCAATGAAACAAGAACGTGTTAAAGCATCACTTGGGAGATTTTGAAGATTCGGATTAGTTGAACTCAATCGGCCTGTATCAGTGCCTAACTGGTTAAAATTAGCATGAATGCGTTTAGTCTTTGGATTTATAAGATCTAAAAACTTTTCTCCGAAGGTATCTACTAAAATCGCAGCTTTCTTATACTCCATAAATATAGAAATTAATGGACTTTTAGAAGCTTGCGGTCCTATAACTTTAATATCAGTAGACTTTTTTGGACGTTTGGTCTTAGGATCAATCACTGAAAGATTTAAACCAAGATCTTCAAAAAGAGGAATTACTTGTTGTGCACTCTTTCAGTTAATATGACATTTAGGACGGGCATCAAATCCATTAAATAAATCTCCTTGTCTATTTACAGTTGTATACTTACCTCCCATATTATCTTCAACTCATTTATTGAGTTGACAGATTAAATCTTCACATAAATTAGAATCATTCTCCAGTTTCTTTTTCCATTTTTCAGGATCAATTTTAGCTCCACAAAATTCAATATAAGCTAAACATCTAACAAATGCATTTTCAACACGGATTGCATCCAGAAGTCCTTGTTCTTTAAGTTTTTCTTTTTGCTTCTCCATTATAGGTTCCAGATATTTAACATCGGTCCCTGCATAAACTATTACCTCCTCTGTTAAACCTTTGTTTATAATTTGACCTCGAACAGTTTTATCTAATTCAACACCTAGATAATTTATACCAGCATCTTTAAGACCCATTCCATGCATACCAGAAGGATATCCTAACCACATAAGTTTTTCTGCAAGATATCCATCATATACATATCTGGGAATAATTCCATAATAATATAGGAATTTTAAGTCAAACTTTGCATTTCAGAAAAGAAATAATCTTTCAGATTCAAGGTAATTTTTAAATAGAAGAATATTAACTGTTGTACAGTCAATAACTACTTGAAAATCAAAGCAGCCCAATTGAAGAGATAATAACTTTTTAGTATAGACATCAAAACCTTCAGTTTCAGTATCAACACCTACAATTTTTAATCTCTCCAACATATTTAAAGCCTCACTAACGGAAATACATGTATACTTGGTAGATTGTATCAAAGCTGGGGCATTGGTAACTAAATATATCATTATTCCTCAATAGTATATAGCTTATTAAAATTAATTTCATCAATTCAGAACTTATAACCGTTCCAATTACAATAGAATCCATTAATTCTCTTATTTTCTCTATGTTGTACTTGAAGTTTCAAAATACGATCATTATAATCATATTTTGTCATTGGTTCAACTTCAAGATCAAATCCTTTAACTTTAGCTTTCATATGATATTCTATTTAATCATTCTTCTTCAACAAAGTATGCAGAAGAACCATATTTAGACACTCATTCATCATCATTAATGAGACAGGCATGTTCGTTAAAACCAGATTCAGTCATTAAAAATTGAATATCTGGTCATTCTACAATTACATATTTATTCATTATAGCTTCAGTTTAATAAGTCAATCTTGTAGTTACATTCCTTAATTTCATCCCCAAGATTATCTTCTATAACTTGATAAATATCATTCTCAAGAAAATATCAATCATCTGGAGATTTAATCTCAAAGTGGCCAAATGTAGTTGTATCTCGTATAATTTCAGATGCAAAAAGAATACCTCCAAGATTTACATATACTCTGTAATTATAAGTTACTTGTATATCATTCCAAGGTGCTGAAGGGTCACCATCTCAGCAACTATCAGGAATATTTTTAGACATAAGGACTAATAAATAATAGAATAGGTTCATATAAAGGAGTAATGTAGTAATTTAACTTACATATTCCCACATAGAACATCTGGTATAATTTAATTAAAGTTCGCATTTCATAATTTCATTTATAGCATCTTCAGCAATCTCACTACATTTATAAGGTAATCCATTAAGATAAACTCGAGCCATACCAAACTTGAGTTTAATTTGAGCATATGTGAATTTGGGGTTTAAAAGTTCAAATAGATAAAAATGAGTATCCAACCAATCTATTACTTTACCTTCCTTATCACTAAATTCTAAACCCTCAAAACCTTCTTCTAAGTGATTTTTCCACTTATCATTAAACTGATCAATAGTCATTTAAAAATCTCCTTTCCAAACTTGATTACACAGAAGACCTAATTTACGCCAACAGTCATTAACCACTTGATCTCTATCATCAAAAACTGCTGTCACACAATACTTATCCTTTATATATTCATTATAAATCTCTGTCTTAACAATAGAATCTTTCCTATAATCCTTCTCCTTTCTCATATAGAACAGAAAATCATCACATGTTAAATATCTATTCAGCCATTTAAGAGTTTCTCTTCTACATACGTCAGTATCTTCTCGTCCTGTAACAATAATAATTTGATATATTTTTGACAGAGAATTAATTAAATCAACCACAGGATTATTTGGAAGATCCTCATTTACTCGATGATACTCAAACGGACCTCTTCCATTCATTAATGATAAAGTTCCATCAATATCACAAATAATAGCATGAGGAAGAGTTTCATCTTGTTTAAGAATAAATCTTTCTTTAGCTGGAGATTCCTTTTCTTGGTTTACAATTTCCTGAGACATATCAGGAAAATATGTATTAAAGAACCTACGTAATACTGCCAGTCCTACTTTACGAGTTCTTTTCGTATCACGCCAGTAAGCTTCATTGAATGAAATAACAAACTTTTTAAACTCTATGTCTACCTTTAGTTCAGTAGCGAGTTTAGTTAACTTATCAATAGTTTTCTGATTAAGATTAGTGGCATCTACAATAACGTTTAAGTTATGATTAATAGCTGCTCTAATAGAAAATTCTTCAATATCAGAAATATAATTTTCACGAGATGGAACCCAATATTTACCAGTTCCCTCTCTAATTTCATCTCTGGATACAATTACCCAGTTAGGCTTATCCTTTATAAACTCTTTAGCCCAGGTACTTTTACCTGAAGCAGGACAGCCTTGAAGTACGATCATCTTACTCATTATTCTCCCTCCACATTTGATACATTGGTGCAGATACTTCTAAAAATTCACTAAAAGCTTCAGTCACCTTATAAATTGATTTAAATACATCAATTCTATTCACTCTTCCCTCTTTAATTACTTGGATTCCCCATAAAGATTCTTGTATAATTTCATCATCAGATAAACTTCAAGGATATTTACAAGCTCCTAATAAACTGTTTTCCAGTAATTTTCTAAGCTTTATAATATCTGGCTTTACATAGACAGATACATATTCTTTTATCTTATAGGATTTTCCAAGTGATGTGCAAACTATTGGGAGTAAACTCCCATTTTGCATTCTTTGAAACCAACACTGAGAAGAAAGATATTTTACATTATCATATTTTTCAGGAGGTTCTAGAGCATCAGTAACAATAATATATTGAAATCCAGAATCAAATAAAGAACAAGGAAGCTTATAAAAATATAAAACTTCCTTGTTTTCTTTGAGTGCCTGAATTTCTTCTTTAGAAAACGACCTCATTATTCTTGTCCTGATTCAATGTCAGCTTCCCCCTTATCGAGCATCTTAGTTTCTCTCTCAAGGAATGCTACTGACTTAAGTTTATAAACATCAATTTCACTTACTTCTCTACGAAGTACAATTCCCTCTTCGGGAACTTTGTTGTTACAAAGAACAGACTCTCTCTCTAAGTATTTATCTCTCAATGCTTGCAAGAAATTTTCATGCCAATGCTCATTGGGATTCAACTCAGGGAATAGTTGTTGTGCTGTTCCATAGTAGAGCTCTTTAATACAATGAATCCCATACTTTTCACAGAAGGTCTTCATTTGTTGAGTAGAGAATTCAAAAACTCTTCCCTCTACATTAGTGTATGTAATTCTGTAAACAATAATGTCAAACAGTTTTGCATCATACATTTGTTTAGGAGTCATTTTTGAATACTCATAAGTTTTAGGATCATAGATACATTGATAATCATATCCAGATTGAATCATAGATCCTGTAGGCATATATCCCACAATTTCTGCGTAGATAGAGAGGCCTTTAGACAAATACTCTTTCAGAACCTCAAAAGCAAGATTCCAAATGTCACAATCATAATATCCTTTGGTCATTCCAGGATTTAGTTCAGGGTTTTTGATAACCTTTCTAGATGAACAGAACTTCTTATATTCACTTTCAGATACAGGAACTCCAAAGAATTTAGCAATCTTTTCCTTCAGAGAAAGATTTTTCTTAGTAAGTAGGTTACATAGGATCAAACTTGTTCCATGCTCTTTCCAAGAGATATTAATGATGTCAGTTGGCTGAACCTTATGAATATTTTTCTGTAGCTGTTCTGTATCAATGTGAAAATGGAATTGATCGTCAACTATATTAAGAACTTTCTTCTTTTCTTTAGCTGAGCCATTAATTCCTCCACCAGAAGTTTTAGTAGGAATTACATACTTCCAGACAAACAATTTATCATTTACAGTATCAAATTCTGTTCCTACTAATTTTGACATTTCAACAGAATCTATAGGTTCTGCAATTCCTTCTCCAGCAAATTTACACAACTCATAGATAGGCATGATAAGCCCTTCTGATGCAAGTCCTCTTAATTTAATACATTTTACTCGACCAGACTCTTCAAAAAATCCTTGTTTAGTAGGATCAAGATTAAGGTCTGCTTTTCTGTAAAGATTATTAACCTTCAAAAAGTCGGAATTGATAACACATTCAACAGGAAAATATACATAAATTCCCTCTGTAGAATCAATTGATGTGGAAATTATATATCCATCAACAGTTGCTAACTTTAAACGCTCAGCATTAGGGTGAGGTCTAAATGAATCAATTTGCACAATCTTAGCAAGGTAGTTAGGATTGCAATCTTTGCTTCTCGTTAATTTCATAAACGAACTTTTTATATTTGTATAATGCTAATTTTAATGTAGTTAAAGCTTGTTCTAATCCAGCTTTGTCATCAAGTAGTATATTACCATAGGCTTTCGTAGACTGTTCTGGCAAAAACGGTGTAGTAGGATTAACTTCTGTAAATTCTAACCCTATTGACTCACAATATTTCAGAGCTTCCTTTAAACGGGACCCAGATCTACAGGTCCATAGGACTACCGTAGCTCCTAGTTCTTGGGCTTCAATTAAAGTATTAATTATGTCTTTACAAAGAGCTTCAGAAGCTGTATTATACGGTTTAATTGTATCATCATAGTCTACAAGAATTCTAACTCCTTTATATTTAATCCAAGCCTGATACAATTTCTCTACATAAATATTTAAATCCATATTAGAGATTCGGTTTCCCAAATTTTAGATGCTAATGAATCATATAAATTAATATATTTTTCATCCACATATTCGTACCCTTCTTCATCAACTCTGAACATTCCCTGTTCAAAATTTCTATAAAGAAAGTTAATCACTCTTTCGTGAACCCTTAATTGATTTATTTCCATAAAGCATTCGTTTTGCAAAGATAATTTTCAAATCTTCATAGCTAACTGGAGTAAAATTATTTCTGTCTACTCCTACATCGTACTGATTCCATGGTGCATTTTTAGCAATTACAATGTCAAATCCTGTTCCTTTTAAATCAGGAGTGCTATGAATATGCCCATGCAAGTTACAAATACTTCTGTTGATTCCTGCCCATGTAGCTAAAGGATAATGAGTCATGATAAAAGTTGAGTAGTCTTCTAATTCTGTATCATAAATAGATACTTGCATCATGTCTCCTACAGCTTCAAAACACTCAGTAGGAATATCATCACTTCTATCATGATTGCCTTGAATAAGATATTTTCTACCTTTAAGAGCATTAGCTATTTGGCGCCATTTACTTTTATCTGCAAAAGCAAAATCGCCCAAATGAAAAACTATATCATCCTCACTAACCACTTTATTCCAGTTTTGAATCAATGCATGATCCATTTCTTGAATACTATTAAATGGACGATCACAATACTTAATTATGTTACCATGACGAAAGTAACTAATGAGTGTCGCTGGTGAAAAACACCTTGCGACACCCTAAATCCTCCTTATTAAATATTATTTTTAACATAATTTACTTACAATATATACTTAGATTCTTAAATAGCTTTGAGATCTGTTTATCGAGCCCTTTAGCTTTAGAACTTTTAAATTTGTTTACACAATCATAAATATAATAGATAATTGATTCCTTACTTTTTGCCAAAATTAAAGAGGAAAGTTCTTCATCAGCAGTAGTCTCTTTAATTGGGTATACAATCGTTTTCATTAGATTAGAATCTAATAGCATCTTATCTATTAAACCCTGATTACATTTAGGAGCAATAGAGGGATTTACGCTCCAATCTAGATCTTCTTCTAGATAGTCAAACAATACTGAATTATTAATTATAATAAATTCATTTAAATCAGCAATAATTGTAACCAAAGGTGGTTCCTTAAAAGATTTTAAGTAAAATAAAACTTGAATAAAAACCTTAACTAAGCTAACTCTATTATTAAAGTTTTCATTATATTTGAATTCCACTAAAACAGGGATCCCCCCTCCCAAATAGAAGTATGAATCACAGTTATTTTTCTGTTCAGGAGTAATTCCAAACTGTGACTTGAATAAATTATTGTAAACGATAGCTACATCTGATTCTACCTTACAACTTTGTAAATCTGTATATAGTGACATAATATTAAAAATAAGCCTCAAATTTCGATTATAATTTTAATTGGAACTACCCCTTCAAAATAATAATTTAATCAAAATTTGAGGCATGAAAATTACGAATTTATGTGTTCTAAGATAATCGAAGACTCAACTTTTTCTCCAAATTCTTCCATACAAGCATCTTGAAAAGCTTTAAAGTTTTTCTTGTCTTTTGTAATAGAAAGCCTATTAAGGTATTGTAGAACGACATTCTTAGGAACACTTACAGGAAGGAAGGGATGAAGAATAACCATCTCTCGATTTTCAGCTTCAAAGAGTTCCAGGTTCTTATTCTTGTAAATCTCACAAGTTTCCTTTCGTTTATTAAACATCTTTTTAATAATCTCAGTATCAGTTTCTCCAGATTTCTCCTTCATATAAACATACTCAGATTTGATGTTTCTAAATGCAATAAGCATTTTGTGATTTTGTTCTTTCATATACTTTTCAATATTTGAATTTACAAAATCAATAAAAGAAATGTTATTCATCGATTATTTTAAATAATTTTTCAATAATTTTATCTACTTTAAGCATAGCTTCATCATATGCTTCTTTAGCTACTTTCTTCCCATTTATATAATATTCAGGAAGTTTTTGACATACATCTTTAACAACTTTCTCATCCTTTGTTGCTTCAGATAGTTTCTCCAGTATATCAGACTCCATGATATTTCCTGTAACGGAATTAACAACCTGTCCCGAGCCTGATTCACGTATATAATCTCCAGATTCAATTCGTTCTCTGACAAACTTTTCTTTAGCATCCTCTTCAAACTCTTTTACATCAGGACGATCTACTATTTTCCTTTCTGGATATTGATCATCAAGATAAATATTAAAGTCTTCTATAGAACATGTAGGATATTCTGCATATCTTTGAATTGCTAAAGCTCTACTTAATCCAACAGAATCAATTAGCATTTGAGTATATAAATTATATAATACTTTGTGAGCAGCTAATTTAGATATATCTATTCCTGATTCTTTTAGATCATTTACTTCCTTGTAATAATCAATTAGTTGATTAATAATGTTTTCTAAATTTTTATTCATAATTTCGAACTGCTTTAAATACAGGGAGATTAGGTACTGGAGTATTTGTTTTAGTCATTCCAAAATGTTTTACAGTACCCATTTGACCTTTTAATTCTTCAATATGATCACGATACCATTGTTTCAAAGTTCTATCCCCCATAGGTTTTGCTTTGAACTGATATCCTTCTTTAGTTTCCATTAAGAAACATAAATCCTCATCTCTAAGGCCATCTACCAGATCTAGAATTTTATATTCATGATCTTCAAACATTTTAAGTTTGATCATACGATTGTCTCGTGTTCCAAACTTATATTCTTTATCAGGATTTCTAATTACTAAACCTTCTCAACCATCATTAACATATTGATCATGAAGAGCTTTCATATTTAACCATCCAGATACTTTTACATGTTTAACCATTACAATTTTGTCAGAATCAGAGACAGCTTTCTCAAAATCCTCTAAAATCTTTAATCTATCCTTAAATTTTACATCAGGGATAGCCAAATCGTAAACATAATATTTTAATTGTTTATGTTTATCATCCAAGGTTTGAAGTCTGACAATACCAGAAATATATGATAAGGGCAGTCCATGCACATATAATTCTCCATCTAATCATATATTTGGATTCTCTTTAAGTCACTTCATCACTTTTGGATCCTTCCTAATATAGTTAGCTGCGACATCATAGTTATTTCCTCCCCTTGAAGAAGTCACAACTTCAGAACCATTCCAATGCATAAGGCATCGTGTTCCGTCTATTTTTGTTGAGCCATAAAATTCATGCTCAAATGTTGAGGTGGCCACACCATCAAAGCTTTTAGCCAACATTGGTTTGGGAGCACCAGATTGGTCTGTGGTTATATCTCCAAGTAGTTTTCCTGGATCATCTATATCATCCAGTGATTCGATTTTAAAATCTCGAATATTTTTATATCCTTTATCAAGATATTTTTTAACATTACTGTTATATTCTAACTTAACTTGTTCTGCAGCTGTACGCTGTGCCTTTCCTCTTTTAACTTCAATAATAGGCTGATTAGTTACTTTGCCTCCTCATTGAGATGTTTTCCTAATAATTAGAAAGCTATGAGTTGTATCATTTCATTCGTAAGAAATATCAACAACTCTAACTTTTCCTCTAGAATCTCTAGAAATTAATATATCATGCATTTAAATAAGCATACTAATATTATTACGAGTTCTGGATAAAGCTACATATTGTAGCTGCCTTAACTCTTCTTTATTTTTACAGGTAAATAAATTACCCATATCTATTAATATGTTATCATAATTTGAACCCTGAGATTTATGGACAGATAAACAGTAACCATAGTCAAGAGTTTTCTTTCTTACGGTTCTATTTCCATAGACTAAATCAACAGGGGTAGTAAAAGATTCCATAACTCGAAAATACTCTTTCCATAATTTTGATGCTGCTATTTTTGAACGCGCTTGAATTGCATCTAAACGCATTAGTTCTATATATGCAGCTAAAGCAGTTAAGTCTTTCTCATTAGTATCTCTTGAAATAATAAATATTTCATCCTCTGAATATTCTGTGTTAATTGGACGAAGGGTTAAATAATATCCTTTATATGTAATGTATCCTAATTGACAATGTCCAGGAACTATATTCGTCACGATGTATTCTGCAGAGTTTATAATCTCAAATTCCATAGATTTGAATACTCGTTTATCTTTGTAACTACAAGTATCATAACCCATTAAAATTTCTCCAACATTATATTCAGATTCATTCTGAAATATAGCATCTCGAAGAATATAATTAAAAGCTTCTACTCGCTTATTTGTGTAAGCAAGTAATTTCACAATCCCTGGATTACCTAAATCTACTGATTTTTTAAATAGATGTGAGGCAGAAGACACAAACTTTCTCCAATGATGGAATATTACAAGATTACCTTCAGGAGAACGAATTTCATAAAATTGTTTAATTGAATGATCTCTAAGTGTGTTTAAAATATCCAATAGAGGATTATTTTCCTGCTGTCTATAAACTTTACTTAAATAATATTGATGATTGCATTGAAAAGGTTTAGATAGTTCCTTTTCTTTAACTGGGTATAGTTGTTTATCATCTCCAGTATAAATTACTTTACATTGCTTAATCTTAGCTCTCTCTTTGATAAACTCATATAAATCGGAGTTAATCATAGAACACTCATCAATAATTAAAACCCCATTCAATGGAATGCCTGAAGAGATTGAATCAGCATTCCATTGAAGGTCTTTAAAGTCAAGATTAATTATATCAATAGTAGGTTTTAAAGTTAGGAGTTTATGAAGTGTTACAACGTCACGTTCTGTATAATTATGAAGTACTCCGCAAGCTTTATTTGTTGGAGTTGCTAAAATGTAAGGAATACATTGCTTCTCAAGGTATAGAACGATTAATTTGGTTATAGCAGATTTTCCACTTCCTCCAGGACCAGAAAGAACTAACTCGTCAAATCCTTTCTTACGTAAAAAGATAAAGATTGAAACTAGTACATCTACTTGTTCATCTCCAAGTTCAAAATTAAGAAATTTATCTTGTAAATTATAGATAGTTTGCACTAAATCGTCTCGTAGAGTTTGTGTTATTTCTTCTGAGGTCATTATTTTCCTGTTGAACCAAACCCACCATCACCTCTAACAGTCTCGGATAATTCCTGAACTTCTATAAAGGTAATAAATGGAATTGGCATAATTATAATTTGTCCTACCTTATCTCCAACACCATAGCAAGAAAAATCAGCCTTTATACGTAATATAGGTACCTTACTCTCTAATTCCTCTTGAAATTCTACATCAGTTACTACAAAATTTCTTTTGGGAGTAGGGTTAATAATTCTTCGATAACGTAATTTGATTTCTCCTCTATAGCCAGAGTCTATTACACCTACTGAATTACAAAGCTGTAAATCTTTTTTACTATTAGAACTTCTAGGAAAGATCAAACCAACATAGCCTTCAGGGATTTCAACAGCTAATCCAGTTCCATATTCAATATAGTGCTCATTACTATGATCAACTGAAGTAGCAACTAAATCCATTCCAGCATCACCCTCCTTAGCATAGGTAGGTATTACTGCTTCAGGAACTAATTTCTTTATATTTACTAGCATAAAAGAACTGCAATAAAGAATAATATCCATACTGCAAGGCTCATTTTGGTTTTAGAACCATTCAGTCTGAAATCTTTTGCAGTATCTTCCAGCATCGTTGCCATTTTATTTCTGAGGTCATCATTCCCTAACGCCATTGCACGTGAAAGAATTCCCAACCCTAAAAAGATAAGGATAATAATTTTTAACATTGTGTCTTATCATTAATTTGAACTACATATGATATATCTAAGTCATCTTGCAGTTTTCCATCATTAAACTTTAATAAGTTATCTCTTTCTTCTAAGTACCTCTCTAGTACTTCTTGTTTGTTCTCTGCTGTAATTACAAGATCTAATGATCCATAAACAGGAACGTGTAATGTATATTTAGGCATTCTTGTATAATGTACAATGACAATGTCCTGTATCACGATATTCTTTACAAGGGCAGAGATTTTCGTCTTCTTTCCCAGTTTTACATGGGCAATAGCCGCCTTTCTTTTTAAGCCCAGTGAGAATATTACCTATAACAGTTTTATCATCAGTTAGTTTATCTAATAGAATAGTCATAGTATTTAATTCTCTATAGATAGATGAACATTCTGCTAAACCAAGTCCAGTTTCATTACGTAGTAATTTAATAATTTGTACTCTGGTTAGCCCTTCGAACTTGCCATCATCTTTTAATTCTTTATACTTGGCAATACCCTGTTGTCTAAAGTACGGATCTATCCACATTTACTAAACCCACAATTTTTACATATAGTACATCCCCCTTCGTATATCAAATGCTCACCACAATCTGGGCAAACTTCATGTGAAGCAACTCCATCAACTATAAAAGTTTTAATAGCACGCTTTACGCCATTCTTCCAAGTATTTAGAGTATCTGACTCAAAATGCATTCCATCAATAATCTTAACTACCTTATCTAATTCAATACCACCTCTTAATAAAGCAGATATTAATTTAGCGTAATTCCAGTATTCTTGATTAAAGATACGAGACAATCCTCCTAAACGATTAGTATACCCGTATTTATCAGTATATTGAAAATCATACCGTTTGCCTAAAGAGTCTTTTACTTTAATAATTTCTCCCTCAGTGATTGAGGTGGGAATTGGAAAATCTTCTATATTGTTAATACCAGTAAAAATTTCATAAGGCCTTCCGTCAATGAGGCCTACAAATGCAATCCAATTTTCAGAACCATTCTTAAATCTAATTAGTTTAGCTTCAACAGATTCAGGACGTTTTAGGCATTCTTTAATTACGGGATTCTTTGATAAGACTGCACCTCTTTTGCATCCAGAACGATAAACTGTAACACCCTTTAAACCTTCCTCCCAAGCTAATCTATAAATAGTTTCTACATCATCAATAGTAGCTGACTCTGGAAGATTTATAGTAGAAGAAATAGAAGCATCAATAAACTCCTGTAAAGTTGCTTGAACCTTAATTCTTTCTCTATATGGAATCTGTTCTGATGTAACTACATACTCGGGTAAAGTTTCTTCAGAAAACCCTTCATCAATAAGCTTCTTTATAATTGGGGTATATACTTTATAATACTTTTCCTCATTTACTAAAGATTCAGTCTTACGTGTATAAGAGGTTGCAAAAATTGGTTCACAACCTGTAGACACTCCTAGCATGGTTGCAATACTGCCAGTTGGAGCACAAGTAAGTAATTGAGAATTGCGTAAACCATACTTACATATAACATCGTGCAAACTTTGGAAACGCAAATCATTCATATCCCCAGAATCTAAATTCTTAAAGAAAGGAGTTTGTATAACACAATCGCGATTAAATTTAGGATATGGTCCATAGTTAGCAGCTAACATAGAAGAAGTTTCCAGAGCAGTCATGATTAATTCATGTCCAATTGACTCTAAAACGGATCTAGAAGTAGCACTACCGTATTTGACTCTTAATTTGATAAGCATATCAGCCAAACCCATAACACCAAGACCAATTTGTCTCCACTCTGCTACGGAATCCCTTTGTTCTTGTAAAGGATGTAAAGGAAGACCCTCATCAAGAACTTCATTCAAAGCAATAACTGCAACTCGAATAGTTTCTCTTAAGGAGATAAGATCAAGTTTTCTTTCTTTTGTAACAAATTCTGCAAGGTTTATGCTTCCAAGAAGACAGCTCCCTCCAGCTGGCAGAGGTTCTTCAGCACAGGGATTTACTCCTGCATAAGAAAATTCTTTATTATTTGATAATAAGTTCCAGCTAGTTATTCTATCCCAAAACAATATACCAGGTTCAGCATAATCCCAGTTCATTTGAGCAAGCTTCCTAAAAATAGGATATGCTTCTACCTCTTTAGTAATTGTTTCACCAGTATCAGTTACGAATTTCAATATTAAAGTTTCACCTTTAATAACTGCTTCCATAAATTTGTCACTAACTCTAACAGAGATATTAGCTTTTGTAACTTTATCTAAGTCAGACTTAATCTCAATAAACTCTTCAAGATCTGGATGATCGCAAGAAATAGAAATCATTAGTGCTCCCCTACGACCACTCTGACCGATTAGTCCAGTAATATATGAATAGAAATCCATAAAGCTTACAGCTCCAGAAGTAGTTTTTGCAGCATTATTAACTTTTGCTCCAGAAGGTCTCAAATTAGAAATATCAATTCCACAACCTCCCCCGTAGCTGAATGTTCTTGCTAACTTTGTCCCACACTCAAAAATAGATTCAAGATTATCTTCAGGAGGAGCAACTACATAACAGTTTGAATATGTTATTTTTCTATTTTTATCAGATAACCCTCTATTAGCAAGGATTCTGCCTCCAAAAATAAATTTTTTAGCTCTAATCTGTTCTTCTACGATTTCATTACCTCCAGAAACTCTTTTGAACCAATCGTCTAGCGATTCATCTTCAAACCTATATTTATTCTTCCAGATAGTAATAGCTAATTCGTCATTATTTAACCATTGCTCAACTGTCATTACTTTAATCCTAATAATAAATTAATTAGCATAGTTTTCTCAAACTTATTGCAAATATCTTTTTTATCATCTGCAATTAGCTGTGCAAATGAATTATATGTATTAATTACAGATGAGTCCTTATCACCAACATAATAATCACTTGATGTATTTATATAAATGTTATTATAAGCCTTAACAACATTTGTTGGAGACCATTTAACCTTTCCTCCAAAGTCATTTTGCCATACTGCAAACTGACATTTTTCAATCCAAGAACCTAGTCTTACATAACGATCATTTTCTTTAGTAGATAAAGTATCGTTTTTATATTTCTTGAGTTTAACTTCAAAGTCACTTGTAAAACTCATTAAGTTTTGAATTGGAAGTGTAAAGGTCTCTGCTGGTTTAATTTCATTAACTACCAATCAATTTGGATCAAATGCAATTATTGAATTAGTAGTATTATTAAACATTGCTTTATATACTTTATAAATAGGTCTTCTTATGTCTAAAGAATATGCCAAAGTATATATTTCATTATACTCATCTATTTGAGTAGGCATGATTGCCTGCACTAATACCCTGTTATAGGTAATATCCTCTCCTTCTTTATCTGTAGTAACTTGAGAGGGAGGGATAGCTTCTATTCTATAAGTAGAAGTGAATTTACTCATTTCTTCAATAAAAGGCTTTACATAGTCTTCTGTTGAAAGAAAATCTTTTGAATTAATTCGTGTTGATTTGCCACTAAGCAGCTTGTCTAAGGTAACTTCCATTAATCTTATGACCTCTTATTTTGTTTATTAACTGAAAATCTGGAGTTCTAACATTTCTTAAACCTCTAGGGGATAATGTATAAGAATCCTTCAATGCAGCATCTATTAATATTGATTCTAAATCAAAGGCAGACTGTTTGTCTAAGCATGTTGATGGAAAGGTCAATATATAACGATTTGGGTCTAATTTAAGATGGTCACTAAATAAGTCATTTTTATGATTTAGTGGACGCTTACCTGTTTTTCCTCACCCTACTGGGTAGGGGCCCATTCCTATATACTTAATAGCATAGGGAAAGGATCATCCACAAAGGGTTGTATCATGTTTACATCATGAATCTAGTAATACATAAACACAATATTCTCCTCCTAAATGGAATTGATCAATAAAAGAGGAATTATCTCCTGGTCATACTCCTAAGAATCCACAAGATGTGAATAATGGATGCTTAAAAATATTTGTAGTCATACAATCTTAAAAAATAAGCAGGATTGGAATTTAATCCAACCCTGCTTTCTCTAAATATAGTTTAATTAAAAACCACTCTTTTCGTTACCAAAGACAATGTAACGACCCTTTTGTGCGGACTGCGAAGGTGCATAATCCAGCTCAAAAGCTGTTTCCTTACCATCCTTAACATGATAGACAATAACTGCTACCATATCCTGCTTATAGGTAAGCATAAGTTTCTTAGCAAGCTTCTCAGCTTCTCCCTTGTTCTTAGCAGTACCAACTACCTCATCAGTTGCCTTCAAACGAATCTCAACAACACGCTCCATCTGACGTTTACCCTCACTAGTTACATTCTTATACTTGTAAGGACGCTCGCGAGTATCCTTTGATCCTGGGGTAATTGCAATTACCAGACCAACACCCTCTACGTCAGTCAGACGTTTCTTATCCAGCATGTCAATGCAGAATCCTTCAAATTCTTTACCTGAAACAGGCGAACCTGCATTCTTCCATGACTGTGATACATTCTGCGTTACTTTGAGACCATACTCACTCAGTGCAGTTGCTTTTGCTTCCTCAAGGCTATAAGCCGAAACTTCATACTTTTTCATTCTTAAAAACATTAAAATTAAACATTAGTTCATATTATTCTTCCGATTGTGATACAAAGATAATACTAAAATTAGGAATCTGCAAATTCTCCATAAAATTTTAAGAAAATAAATTCTAAATTTACTCTTAAAAATATTTGCAGATTAACTAAATTTTATATTATCGTCAAATCCTTCAATCTGGCAGACACCAACCATCTTCAATAGACGTTGGAATTCTTTTTTGCCAGCAGTAAGCTGACTTTTGGATACTCTAAATACTCCAGCTCTATTCTCACCCACTGTTTCTACAGCAATGATATTAGACGAAATATTTCAGGTTTTGTCCACGTTAAACTCCTTCTTACATAGATGAAACAACATCCACATATACATACCCATCTGACGGGCATAATGATAATGCACAAATGAACCATAATCTTGCATAAAAAATCCTATTGGTTTTCCAGTTGTCTTGAGATCATTCAAAACTAACTTTTTAGAATCCTCATCTATAGTCCAATTGTCTGCTTTCATCTTTAACTTGAGAATTGTACTTTTCCCATTATATTCACACTTGACATCCATAAAAATTGCATCTTCATTATAAGAAGCAATAGCATCACCAAATATATCAGTTGGACGTATAAGTTTCATTGCTCCTCTATGGGAATTTAAAGAGTTTAGGCAGTTAACACAAACTTCTCTATCTTTACTGGATAATACAATCTTATCTGTATTTCCAGCAATCTTACTCTTTACATAGTAAGGAAATCCTTTAGAGATAATTTGTTTAACTCTATTAGCTGTTAAACTATTTGCATAGTAACCAATTTCATTGCAAGCTAAAACTATTGAATCATATATGCCCTTTCCTTCAGCTCTTTGCTTCATTGCATAATCACATACATCACCAAGTTTAGCAGAAGGCCTTCCCAGATCCTCCTCTAATGAGAAGGATTCTGGTTGTAAAAAGACCTCATGAATAGCTGAACCTAATTGCAATGACCGTGTAGTTTCTTGTTGTATACCATTTTTATACTTCGAAGGACTACCATCTTGGTCAGGGTTGATGTATTTTAATCTAGAGTTAGAGATGTACTCTCTATACTTACTTGAAAAATACTCCTCGTCAGAAATCTTTAATCTCTGAACAGTGTGTAGTAATGGAGTAAGTTTAACGTCGGCTAGTCTTACTTCCATAGATTCTTTCAAATATAGATTTTGCAATAGGAGTAGAACTTTCAGGAATACTGGTCTGTTTATGTGTAATCTCTGAATGTTCCTTAGTATAAAACTCTTCAAGTTCTAAAATAAGTGGCTTTATCACAGTAAGTTCTGCAAATGACAATGTACAATAATAGTCATTGTATATATTTTCTACATTCTCACCATGATTCGTTTCTACTATAACATCCTTAACAGTAATAATGCTATCAGAAAGTTTAAAATCCTCTCTATCTAATTTCCTTGCAAATAAATTCTGTAAGAATATCATTTCTAGAGCCTCTGGTTCAACTCTATTACTATAGATATAATCAGGAGGATCTAATTTAGCCGCTTCACACATAAGAAGGAAACTATCCCCATTGGAATTAAATCTAGTAAATAATCTAAGCAACCAGGTTGCTTCAGAGCGATCCCACCCAAGGATGTCTAATAAAAATTCTTCCATTATTTAATCGGTATATCAAGGTTATAAATTCTCCTATGACCAACATTATAGTATTGATTATGAGGAGCATCCATTAAGTAGCAAAAGATTCCAGCATCAGTTGCTTCCTTATAATTTTCATATTTATCGTCGATAAATATATCAATTTTTAAATCACGTAAATGTGCCAATTTACTTTGATCCCAAGGGACAACGTGAACTGGGGCACATGGAAGACCATTCTTTTGTAAACTTTCTTCAATCCATTCAACTGGAATATTCCGAGCAGTTATATAATAATCTACTTCGAAACAAGGTTTATGTAGAATTGGGATATTTACCCAAAAATCCTTATCTTTTTCTAACTGCTTTAAATGCTCTGACATTTCATAATTAGCTTTCCAATAAGGATTCATTTTAGTGCCAAACTTAGCTTCATATGCACCATTGAAATCAAAGATGACATTATCTAAGTCTAAGGCAACTATTGGTTTTGTTGTGGGAGCCATAATTCTATCATCCCCTTGGGGATAAATATGATAGAATTCGCATAGAATTAATGCATTATTGGCTACCTCTGCTATATTGAGCAGTCCTTCTTCAGTGTAATCATTTCCCATCTCAAATTCGTTGAGATGCTTCTTAAGAGATGAAAGAACTTCTGTCCATTTCATCCCTTTTTTCCACTGATTTTCTTCATATGTGTCCAACTTTCTAGTTAGGACACGAGATATTTCTTTAATCCCATGTGCTGGAACTAAATCATATCTAATTTTTTCTTTCATTGTTTAATATGTTCTAGGATCAAATAATATAGTTCCAGATGCTGCAGAAATAGACGAAGTCACACTAAATATATCTGATGAAGTGGATGCTTTATCCAGATGTATAACTACCCAATCCCCATCCTGATTTTTACAAATCCCTTTGAATTCTGTTGAGTACCAGGAACCTTCAATATAGACATATTCTTCTGGACACGATGCTAGATATTCACTACAACAAACCTCACCATTGTGACATGCGTAATCAGTTTTAACGTAGACAACTTTGCTGTCTGGAATCCAATCTTGCATAATTTCTGACCATGACATACAAGAAGTACATCCTGGTGTATCAAAGTATTCTGAATATACTAACTCATCCTCGTCACTATATTGGCATCCACAATTCTCACATTGATATTCTTCATCCCAATCCTCTGAATCTTCGTAATTTCCATCTGTAAACGAGCATGTGTAGGTATTACGTCTTCGATATGTTGTTAAGACCTTCTCCTCAAGATCTAAATATCTAAAACTATCAATATAAGGCCATTCAGGATAAATCTTAACTAAGTTCAAAACAAAGTGTTCAGTTACAGGTTCAGTATAGTTATCCTTTGGAGATAAAAATACTTGATTGTCACCATCACTAAGAAGGCAATTACTCTCTCGGATATACCATTTATTTTCTTTAGCATAGTTAATAAAGATATTATATAAAGAATCCTCTATATAATAAACACGATCCATAAAAGTTTTATCTTCAATAGTCCATACTAAAGCTCGAGCTGCTAACTTATTCTCCTTTAATGCAATTAGCATTCGACACTCTGGTTGTGTACAATAGAGATCAAAATAACCACTACATTCTTTATGAGACATACATGAATTACCCAAAGTATTAGTAATGGCATAATAATTTTCCGAATCATACCAGTATCTAATGTCTTCTCCTTCTACCAATTTAATTTCATATCCACCATAAGACCAGAGTGCTTTAAGAGCATATACAAATTTTTCATAATCAGAGTTAGAAAAGACACCAGTTCCAATTACTTTTTGTATAATTTTACCAGGTTTTCCTGATTGTCTGTTCTTTTTTGCCCATTTACCACTTTTAGTATATTCAGGAGTACAGCCTTTAGGAAGAAATGAAACTTCGAAAGCATCAGTTTTAAGAGTTAGTTGCCGTCCATAGTCTGACAATTTTTCCTTAATTGCATTTATAAACCCTTCTAAAACAGTATCAGGAATTGGAAACAAACTTTCAGAGTTCTCTGCTTTTGTCTTAGTATAAATTTTAATTAATTGATTAGCTTCCAGAAGATACTTAGACACTTTATCTTCATTATTTGCAACTAGTCATGCCAATTTATCCTCAAAACTCTCTGAGAGTAATTGTAATGTAATAAATTCCGATTTCATTTAAAACAAATTTAATGATTCTTTTCTTATTTCATTCAATATTGATTTGACTAAATCTGGATCTACTGAATGTGGTAAATCACTGTCTTCAAATTTTTGCTTCAACCCTTTAATTTGATTTCTTGCTGATTCAAGTAATTCTTCTAAGGATACTTTTCCATGTCTAATAGATAGTAAATATTCAGGGTTCTTAACTCTAACATTAATAGTTTTAAGATCTAAGATATCATTAGCACATTGTAATAATCTTATACAATGTAACATATTTTTGCCATCGATCTTTTGTCCATGATTTTGAATATCTATATATCTTTGTGTGTTTCTTTCTTTCAGCCAAGTTTGGTAGGAATTATAGTCTTTACAATGCTCTCCCCAACCATTCCTATTGTAGTAAAGGTTACACCTACACATAGGAATTTGCCATTCTGGAATCTCTGAAAGTAGTAGTTCAACATCATTACAAACTCCTTTATATCCAAAATCTTTCCAATCTTTATATCTAGGATTAGACAAGTCTTTGGTCTTAGACATTTCTTTAATGTCATCATACCACAAAGCATAAAGATTCTCTGAATCATTGACTTTAGCAAGTCCACAGCAATCCTCATGCATCTGATTACGCTTTAACCATTCAGCAAGAGGATATGTTTTACAGTTATCAATAACTTTTAGAAAATCAATTGGCCTTTTTCTTTTTACTTTATCAGCCTCCCAATTCATTTTCTTATTTAGCCCTTTAGCCTTTTCTACTTGTTGGTATGCATAACCAGCAAAACTAAAGTAGCATTGTTTAGTTAGAAATGCACTTCTATGTTTCGATATAATATCCCACAAAGGGTGCTTTTCTAGAATACAATCTTCAGGAATATACAAAAGTTCCAACATTGTAGGATTTCCACTACAAAGTAGTTGCAAAAATCTTCTAACTTCATATAAGCAGGTATCCTTATCCAGGTTAATCTGTTCCTTATATTCCATCCCTAAGACTTCCATAGGATCCTGAAGATATACTCCCTTTGTATCAATGTCAGAGTCAGGCGTATTTGTTCCATACGCCTGACTTCCAACAATTGCATTTAACAATATGATTTTATTCATCCTTTAAAGCTTTACAGAAACTATAGCATAACTGTCCAGCTAATGAACCAAGGTCAGAAGTTTCTGTTACTGGAGGATCAAAGTACAATTTAAACTCTAAATCTCCAACATCGTTTAACCAACAATCCACGATACTGTCTTGTGCTAAAGTTTCATCTCTAAAAATTACTTTACAAGTTTTCATAATTGAAATTAATTTCCTTAATAGGAGTAAGATTAAAGGAACTTGGAGTAACCATAATCTTCTCTCCTAAAATAAGGTTTTTAGATAGACTTTCAGGAGGATATAAATAGCATCCTAACTTATTTTGATTACATAAAGAGTCATAGAAATGTGCTCCAAATGCAACTTGTTTAAAGTCTATATCTTGTTCAAGAAGATATTCAAATGCTTCTTGCGAGTATTTATTTGATGACCGACCAGAAGGCATCAAAGGAAGTAGTACAAAGTATAGAACAATATCTTTATATTGATTATAAATTTTAATAAAGTCATCAACAGACTTTTTATCACTAATTATATAATGAATATTGATATTAGTGTTCCCAAATTCATGCAGAAGTACTACAGCACTTCTCCAAGCAGAATCTATTTCTGGATTCCATGTATTTGCTGAAACAGCAACTCCTCCTACATATTTGGAAGTGGCTGCTAAAATTTCTTCTGCATTACCATCATATTTGGCTATTGAGATTCCATTAGTTGTATAGTTAGGAACGATCCCCAAACTATATATTGTTTTGAGAAACTCACAAAACTCAGGATGAATTGTAGGTTCTCCTGTAGAACCAATTGCAATCTGAAAAGGTTTCTCATTCTCAGTCATGTTGCCAAAGAAAAATTTAGCCTTTTCACATATATGATCATGATTTACTCCTTTAGATGTGGCTCCAACATAACAAAATGGGCATCCTAGATTACAAAGAGTATTAATTCCAACATCGTAGAATTCTGGGTAATCTAATTCTTTAGCTTGCCCAGAACCTAATCGAACAGTCTTTAAATCATGCCAAATTGCATTATAATTCTTATCTGGGAATACTCTTTTCTTAATTCCCCATGCTTTCCAATCTTTCATTTTTATTAAGAATCAAAAGAAGCATTTTGTTCAAATATATCCATTATATTAGATAAATATTTGGCAGCTTCAGTGTAGTTTTCTTTTTTTGGGATAACCTCTATCATAATAGTTATAGTACTCATCAGGTTCTTCCTCTAACTCAAAGGTAAATAAGTCATCTGCTGTAAGTGTAGAATCAGCGATTTTTAAGATACTATTAACAATATCTTTTAATCTATCTAAAGTATATTCTGTACAAACCGTATAAATCTCTGTACTGCTGTTTGTAATTACATCAGAAACAGATTGTATTTTAATTATAATTCTCTCCATCTTCAACAGTAAATGAATTATCCCCTGGAAAATGCTCCTTTAATAATTGTTTTATTAAAGTGTACATCTGTCTTCCAGTCTTTTCATGGTCTTCTGAGTAACTAATCTGAAACGTAATAACATATCTAGATTCATCCATTGTAAAGATATCAGAAGGACTTGAATACTTAACACCATCAGGAAGGAATGAATTAAGATATTCCTGAACCATCTTTATTGAATCTTCAGATAAAGAAGATATAGCACAAAAGATCTCACTAGATGAATTTGTAATTAAATCCGATTCAGATTGTATATTTATTTTTATTTTCATATTATCCTAAATGATAGCGGGAACCAAAGGTCATCATCTTTTCTTGTCGCTCCCAATCTGGATTTTCCCCCTTTGAGAAAACAAAAACTAAGTTTGGATTAAGTTTTTGTTTAATGAGTTTATCCCAACCTTCTTTAAGTTGTAATCGAGAAATTTCCCGTTTTTCAGAATTTGGATCCCATTCTTTATAGTTTTTGTAAAGTTCATTTGGGTCAATATTAAATTCTCTAGCCCAACGAGTTTGTCTACTTGTCTCTCTAGTTATTCGCTTATTGTCCCAGTTCCAATCATAATTGTCGTAAGCATAAGAAAGATAAGTTTCTAAAGAGTTGGGACTTAAATCCTGTACTGATTGTGGGTCATCATATTCATGTTCCCATCCTGGAACATTAGAATCTAATATATCACTTACAACTCCAGTAGTTCCAGTAAATACAAACAGCTCACTAGAACTATTTGTAACTACATCAGTAAATGATTGAATTTGAAATACAAATAATGTTTTCATATAATAGAAAAAGAGCAGAAGACCCCTCTTCTACTCTTTCAATTTAATTAATTTATAAAATTCTTCTTTAGGAATAATAACAACTTCTCCAGCTGAGCAAATATTAGTTTGCTTTTTAACTTGTTTATTTCAGATTAAAATAAATGGTTTATCCTTTAATGGACACTCTGCACTTATTTGATGATATGCTGGAGTATTCTGAGTACACTTTAACTGAACATAGTAAGGAAACTGGTTTTGAGTATCAATTAAATCTACTTTCTTATCATCAGTAGATTTAGATTCAGATCTGGAGGTAACAATTCCTTCATATCCTAATTCCCTAAGTTCCTTAGCTATTTTAGTTTCATATGAATGTCCTTTAGTTCTAGAGTATGATTTAGACCTCTTCTTCTTTGGACTTTCTTCTTCTTTCTTCTTCGGCATTAACCTTAAGTTTAGCTTGTTCGATTAAGTTCAGTGTTTTTTCCCTACCATACTTCTTATAATAGTCAGAAATATCTTTCGCGCCAAAATGACGGGGGATTCATAACACATAAACATCTGGAAATTGTTTTCTAAACTTATTCATGTGAGTTATTCCAGCAGAGTCATTATCGTAAAAAAGAATAATTTTTTTAAATTTTTTACTTAACCTTTCAAATTGAGCCTCTGTAACAAAACAGTTCTCAGAAATTGGGGCTATAGCTGTAATACCACAACTATATAAACATGCAACATCTTTTAAAGATTTAGTAATTGCAAGATATTCTCCTCCCTCTTTGGGAAGAGCATGTGCTCCCTGCAACCTAAAAGATTTTCAATTAGATATAAATTTATACTTTGTATTGCCAGGAAAATATATTCTCCAGCGTTCAATATCTTCTCGAATACCTCCAAAATACCCAAAAACTAATTGTTTATCTTTATGAAGATGAAATATGTTTCCATTTAGAAAAACGTTCTTACAGGAAAATATTCTAAATTTCCTTAATATCTTTCTAGTAACTCCAAATTTTAGCCATCAATCTAACTCATACTGCTCAAAATCCTTCACTTCTATTTGTATAATAGCTTCTTGTGTTTCCTCAAACTTTTTATTTGTATATTTAATAAGAGGGGGATTAACTTGCAGCTTAGGTCGAGAGACTATTCCAAAGTCATTAGCAATAATATTTAAGGCTTTTCCGTAAGAGCATTGAAATTTATACATTACAACCGAAATGAAATTACCTGAAAAATCACCACGGAAGTCCTTAAATATAAGATCTCCTTTCTTGTTTCTATAAAAAGCACAAGTGGGTTTATTATCTTGTCTTAACGGAGATTTTAGGAGCCCCTTTTTCACAGGGACTCCTAAATAATGCTCCATTAAAGTTTCTTCACTTACACTGTTCAGAATTAGTTCTTTAGTAACAGTGGTCGGTCCTAATGTAAATTGCATTTAAACTTCTAAATTTAGAAAGGCAAATCGTCGTCATCAATTGAACTGGAACTCTCTTCTTCCAATTCATCAATATCACGACGCATGCTGTCGAGTTCAGAACCAGTATTAGCCATATTAGTAGGCTGAGCAGCGTTTGCTTTATCAATTTGTGCCTTTTCATAGGCAGATAAAGTTAAATCCTGTCCAATGAATGAAGTACGCAGGAAAAGATCTCCGTTCTTATTAATACCAGCAGGGAATCCAGGGAATCCACAGAAACGTCCATTAGGTAGAAGTTTAATCTGAACCTCTGTACCAACTACTGGATCGAGAATCTTCTTAACCAGTTTAATAAGAGTGTCAAAATCACTTGGTGCAAACTTGGCAGTCCCATCTTGAATCTTTTTATGTGCAGCAGGATTTAGTGCAGCAATAATATGCATAAGTTTACACATAAACTGTTCTGCCTGAGAAGGATCAGTAATAGCTGAATTGAAACGATTAGGCATACGTTCTGAGGACTTAGGCTCGAACATACGCTCATTATGAAGAGCACCTACTTCTCCTTCATCAACACCCTCAAAGGAAAAATCAATTGTTGAATATTCGCTAGTTCCTTTCTCAACACCAGTGAATCTTACATTGTGAATACCTGCACGCAAATAACTCGCTGCGGGTTTAACCTCAGCACGAGCCGCGCTGGTAGCATCATACATTCCCATATTATTTATTTTTTATTAAAAAGGTAATTTATCTAATTCTTCAAAATTTGTTATATCTAAATCAAGGGTCTCCTCTTTTAATTCCTCTGAAGCCAATTCTGTACTAGAATCTTCAGTAACTGCCACCAGGTCAAATACCTGGTCTCTAGTACTTTGCTCTAGTTTGAATATAGAACCATATTGTAATAACATAGTTCTTTGCTTACCTTTAAAAGAAACAGTACTTGATTTAGTTAACTTGTTCCCAGCATCTTTATCCGCAAACATTTCAGATTTGCCAATAAGAGGAATAGTTACCTCATTAGATTTTTGAGAATAAGCAATTGAGATTCTATCTCCAGCAGTTGCTCCGATTAGAGCGGCTGCTTCAGGGGAAATAATTAACTTATTTTCTCCTACTTCAATGATTGGTTGTCCATTAGAGTTAACCTTTGGTTTTGAAGATTTAATTTCTTCACACTTTAAGTTACTAATAGACTTGGTTGTTTCATCAAATTCAAATGTTACTTTAAACATATGATTTATTTAGACAGAGAGGGATAGATTCTCTCCCAATGAGATACAAATGTACCATCTTCTTGATACTCAGCTACAATGATATCTTTATTTGCCAAATGAGCAGGACGAGCACCACAAAGTACTTCTCCATTCATACCAAAATTGATACACAAATTAGATTCTTCATCACGATGAACAAACCCAATTGCATCAGATTTAGCAGATAATACTCTTTTAGTTTTACCTACAAGATCAAGATCTTTTACAGATCCATCAAGACCTTCAGATAATGCTGTATCTTTAACGTGACCACAAATAATTAAGTTAGGAGCAGCAGAGGCAATTAAGTCAATAACTGCTTCCAGTGCCTGTCTCCAAAAACTATATCCAGCTCCATTGGGAATTTGTGTAACGTCCTTAATTTCATACTTTGTAGTAAACTGAGGAGAATTTTGCCACATTTTAAGAGCCATATCTTTGGTCATTTCTTCTAAGGCTGTGATTGTATCAATTGTAATATAAGTATATGGCTTTCCTGCATCCTTGATAGCTTTAATAACCTCTTTCAGCTCTTTTAAACTAGAAACCTTAACTTTAAGAGCATCTACATATGTAGAACCATTTTCAAAGTCAAGAATAAGATTATTTTCCAGTGTACTAAGAATGGTAGTTTTTCCTACTTTAGGAAGTCCAAATAGAATTAAGTTTTTAGGATCCTGAGTTTCAGCGGGAACCTTCGCTGTTGGTAATACAATAGACATATTATGATAAACTATATACGATGTTGTTCTTATCTATTTCTACTGTACCTACTACAGTTGTATCTATACCTCTAATGTTAGCGTTAATGTCCAAATATTTTGTGAAGTCAGTAATATCTCTTCCTAGTGGAAGTTCTTTAAACCATCCAACTTCCCCATAAAATCCACATCCTATTACTCTGTCTGCAATACCATATCTATTCTTAGATACAATAATACTTCTAAATCTTCCAGCTAAACTATGAGGTCCGAGAATTTTATACTCTCGGTATGTTGGAATTTTGTCTCTTGCAGGATAATATAGTTGAAGAACTACATCACTATCTTGAACAGGTCCTCCTGAATCCTTTACGTCATTTAAACCTGGTTCATTAAGTTCTGCTTTTCTTCTATCCATAGAAGAAGATTCTCTATTCTGCTGCATTAAAGCCATTCAAGAAAGATAAAACTTACGTTTTAGTGTAACCATAAAAGACGAAGTTAAATCAATTTCAGCTTTTAAGGTTCTTCCTTCTTCTGGTCTAATTAATGACATATGATCAATAACTCCAATTACTCTTTGCCTAGGATGTTTTGGAACATAAACTTCTTTATTTCCTACATTTTCTATAGAACCTAATTTCTTCATAAGCTCACAAATCTCTTTATATAGAATGCGAGCATTAAGACCCTTATCAAGAATAATTAACCTGGAACCAAGAGTTGCAATCCAGTCTCTTGCCTTCTTTAGATACTGATAATCAGAATCACTGAGAATAGAATCAAAGGAAAGGATATCATTTATAGTAAGATATACTCCAAATTCTTCTGCACAATACAAAGCCATAAGCTTCGCTAGTAGCACTTCAGAACCAATCTCCAAACTAAAATAAACAAGATATATAGGTTCTTTAGGATAATCCTTAAAAAGCCGATATATAAAATACAGAACTAAAGCAGTTTTACCTGCAGAAGATGCTCCAGATATACAATAGTATCTTGAGGGTTGTATTCCACCTATAATCTTGTCTAATTTAGGTAATCCTACAGACAAACCTTTATTTTCCCCTTTTCTACCTTGCTCAATTAAATGCCAAAGTAAATTTAGATCCTCCATTAAAAATCCTGATAAACATCAAAAGAAGTACCAACATCAGGACTAAATCCTTCAGCCTTCATCTGTGCAAATTCATTCCATTTATGAGAAGCAACGAACTCAAGAATAGAAACCTTACAAAGCTTATTTTCACGAGCCCATCGTAAAATTTCCATCACCTCTTTATGCTTTTCTGGATTATGCCCTATTTGAGAAGAATAATAAAAGTAAAATTCCTCTAAAGTATAAAATTTCTTAGCAATATTCCTAAGACTAGCCATCTTTCCATTAATTTGGATAAATGGTTCATAGTTATCAAATAATTCCTTTCCAAGAACTCCTGATTGTTTATAATACTTCTTTAGAAAATTTTTATTAAATTCGATATCATTAGGAACATAAGATTCTGGATTATAATTTTTCTTGATTATGGATTTTTCTTTTAGGTTCTCAAACATGGTTTTCAGCTTTTGTTTTCCTTCACAATCTGTCCACCATTTTAAGAAAAGCTCAGAATGGCCTTCTTCATCCCGAGCATAGAGAGTTAATCATATTAGTAATAATTCATCTGCACTAATATGATATTCAGCCATTATATTAAGTATTGTATTTAACTCCATTTATATGATTTTGGAAGTTAAATTCAAACCTAAGTACCTACGGTCATTACGATACTTAGTACTGTTTAAAATCTATAGTTAGTAATTACATCATCTCGTTTTCTTGTGATTACTTCTTCTCCTTTTAAAACTAAGTCAAGTTGATCTTCAGTGATAGTAATATATGAAATTCCTTGATGGGCCTTATTAAACCAGGATTCTTCGTTAGTGCCTTTAACAACCAAAGTAAAAACTTCAGTTATCTTATTATTAACGTAACGCAATCCCCTTCCCAAAATCTGCCTTGCATCAATTCCAGAACTAGTTCCACTAATTCTAATCTCACAATTTATATCAGGGCAATCTAATCCTGCATTAGCTGCTTTAGATGTATTAAGAACCCCTGAAGATTGAGACTTAAACAATGCAATAGTTTCTGAGTTTTCTTGTTTTTTCTTTTTGCTATGAAGAGTATATCCAACTTTTAAAGATTCCGCATCCTTAATAGTGGCTGAAAAAGTAATAATTTTTTTATCTTTCCTTGCTTCTATAATTTTTTTCGCTATTTCAAACTTTTTAGGGTGGGACATAACAAATTTTTTGCGCTTCTGCATTAATTGCATCCACGCCATAGCAGCATTTAAAACTTGCTTTCTATCATATCCCATCTTATAAGCATAATTATTACGGAACTTTCAATCAGTTGCACATTTCATTGCAGAATTGAAATCAAAATTAAAGAATGCAAAAACTGAATTAAACTTTTGGTTCATTACATAATAAGTATCCATGTCATCAACCTCCACAAGAACTTTGTAATACCTAAATGGCGATAATCATCCATTTTTTATTGCTTCTTCAGTTGTAATGACATCGATTACTTTAGTATATAAAGATAGTAATTCCTCTCTTCCATCAAGTCTTTCTAAAGTAGCTGTAAGCCCCAGAAAGAAATCATATTTAACTTGATCAAATATTTTTATCGACTGCTCCGATACCGCAGTATGAAGCTCATCAATTATTAGAAAATCAACTTCTCAAGATTTTTTTAAAATAGAATTAATAACCTCAACAGTAACATTTCCAAAGAATTTAGTTTTAGCTACGTCCCTTAGTCATTGTTCCTTGAGAATTGTTGTAGGTACAGAAATTAGAATTTTAGCATCTGGTCTAATTTTTAGTAATTTCACACAAGCCATTAAAGCTCCAAATGATTTACCAACACCAGTACTTCAAACCCAAATCCCATTTCCTTTATTATTAATTCATTTTTGAACGCCTAATCGTTGACGTTGAGTTTTGTCCATTAGTCACGTCAATAGTAACCGCACTCATCACATCTATAAGTTTTGCAATTTGCACATTTATCTGCTAAATTCTCATAAAAAGCTTCATCAGAATCTTGGTAAGCATAAACATGTTCTGTTTCTCCAGGAGGCCAACTAAAATCAGAATACCTAGGATATGAACCAGAGAGATCAGCAGTGTGCTCATAAACTTTATCATTAAGTTTGATAATATCTAAAATAAAGTTTAAACAATTATTTAACTCAGTTAAGTTGCCGTACTCTTTATGAGTATGAGCGCAATAATATCCGCACGAAATATTAACTGCAGACAGATTAATGTTTTCTTTTAAAGTTCCAACATCTGTCATTGTACCTCGTGCCTCTTTGTACTTATATTTTTCTAAAAGACTATCTATATCTTCTAGAAACTCATCTGAAGTAATGTCTATGCCATTAGTATGTGTAATCAAATCTTGACCTCCCATTCTATCAGCCTGTAACAGGAATCTACAATTATCAAAGAAATCAATATTTAAACCTGCAATTTCTGCTCCTATACAACCCATTTCTTCTTGAGTTGTGAAACAAACTTTTAGGTCTGGCAGACAATATAAACAATGTAGACAAATATAGATACCAAAACAGTCATCTAACCCAAGTCCACATTGTTTTCCTGTCTTCTTATAATAGCCATAAATTTTATTCCCTTTAATTTTTGCACATTTTACACCTGTATAGTGTAGAATTTCATCAAGATGTGCCACTAGACAAGGATACACTGTTGGGTTTGTAGTGTTTTTTGTGATAAAAAGATTATTTTCATCATCCATTTCAAACTTTATACCTTCTATTGTATAACAAAAGTTAAGTATATAAGTTATCATGGACTGTTCCTGTCTAGAAGGATGTACTATTTCGCATAGAGCTTTTAATAGTGTTGTATTTACTTGTTCCAAAATTACTAAAATTAATTTTCAGAACCTAATCTAAATTCCAATTTTTATATTCTGCTACTCGTTCAATATCTTTCTTAATTTTCATCCATTTATTGATATGATAATCAAGATCATTATCTAAAAGAAGCAGAACTTTGTCTCTGAGAGTTTTAAGAGCAATTGTAGATAAAGAGGATATTCTGGGGAGATCAGAAAGTTGAATTAAAGCTCTAAACTCAGCAAATGAAAGTCCTGTAGGACTTACACGCAGTCTAATATCAGGATTAAGACAAAGCCTTTCCTTAATAACTTCCATTCTATTTCTAATTTTACCTCCAGCCTCTAATTCTGTAAGCTCTTGTTTTTCTTCGTCTGTGAGCCAGATTCCTTGTGCAATAATAAACTTATCTGTAATCATCTTTTTGTTGAGAACATCAAGTTTATCAAAACATACATCCATTAATTTTCCTACTGTAACTTTCTCATAGATAGGAGGAAGTCCAGTAAATAAAACTGAAATACTGTCTTCCACATCTACGTTATTTGCTTTTCTTTGGACATTGATAAAGTCAAGTAGATCTTTATTAGTTTTAATATCTGTCTCACAATCATGCATTAAATATCTTGCAAACAATTCAGCATTACAAGAATCTCAACATTTTTGGATGTTTTCGCGAATTACTAATTTACCAGGTTTGTAAATGTCCCTGTTAGTTAACATTTGTTCGCAATGACGATGATATCGTTTTAGTTCATTCTGGGAAATATCCATTAAACGAATGTTTACACCAGTTTTGTCTTTTCATACTAAGCTATTAATATCATTGTCTTTAGCCGTTATAGCTTCCTTTAACTTAGCTCCAAATTCTGTATCCATATTTAATCAAACTTAAATTCTTTTATATTATTTATCTCTTTGTGTTTAATGAAGTTTATAAAATAATTAGCGTTAAATTTATAAACTGCAAAATCTTGTATTTCTCTATTATATCACTGAGTTTCTCCAGCTTTTACACTTTCAAATTGCAGATATCCAGTATCTCCAATTTTGAGAGTATCTTTATAGTCTCAATTTGGAAGCATTACAACAGTGACATATTTTAAATCATCGCAAGGATCCCTATTAAGGTCCTCAAACACCAATTTAGAATATTGTCCAGTCTGAACTGCAACTAAACAACATTTAATTGTAATCATTATAACAATATCTAGAAAGGTAATTAATACCAAGTAAATGAAACCTCGTATTATCTACAGTAGTATCCATAGTACTATGGTAATGCCCATAATACCAATCTTCTACTGGTCCTTTTTTAGACATTTCTTCGTAGCAAGTTTGAAGATAATTTCTCTCCCAAAGTAATTCTTCCAGTAATGAATCATCTCCATCACAGAATTCCATTACTAACTTTCCTATTCCATAAGGGTATGCACAGGTAGGAGCACAATGGGATGCGATAATTTGACAATATGGAATTGGATCAAAATTATCCAACTCAACAATCTTTTCATCTTCCCAATATCCCCATTTGTTATTTTTTCTATAGATTCTATCTATAGAAGTTCCACCTCCAATACACAAGATATTTTTATCTTTATATTGAATTACAGAATAATCTTCAACCGCTTTGAAACGTTTAAAGTAGTAATTAGAATCAAAAAATAGAGGATTGTCATGATTCCCTCTTATGGCGATAATATAATTATTAGTTTTTTCGCAGAGCTTATTTAAGAAAGAGATCTTCATACTTTCAAGATCAGGAGAAAATCCTAATCCTACATCTCCACATAAAACAATACAGGAGTTAGATATCTTTTGTGGGAATCCAACTCCTGTATTTATAAAATACTTTAAATAATCTAAATTACCATGAATATCACCACAGAAATATAGATCATTAATGTCTTCGGGTAACTTAATCAACATCTCCTTTATAAGCATTCATAATGGATTTCTCCTTACGAAGCCAAGAACCTTCCTCCATAGCAATATCTAGAGCAGTACGTGAGATTGATTCCTCTTCAACTTGTTCTTGAACAAGTCGTCCAGTTTCATCGTTATCTCCATTTAGCCAATTAAAAGTGGCCCAGTCTCCCTCTTCAAGAGCTACATCTACAATTTCATAAATAAGTTGAGTTGTTTGAATCTCCTTATCTACAGTTAACTTAAATGGTGTTACATTATCTTCAAAAGTTTCACTAATTGCGGGAATATCAGGGTAAATATATGCTGCATCATTCTCATTCATATATGTACGAATCCATGAATGATGATGATATTCTTCATCTGCACGTTCTTTATAATACTGTTCTAGAACAGCTAATCCTTGCACTCCATAAAAGTTAGAAAAACTCATATAGAGGTTATGATTATACAGCTCGTGCTTTAATTGCCGCAGTAAAAGTTTTTGAATATTCTCAGATAAAGTACACTTCCTTCTCTTAATATCTAATTTCTCTGTTGATTCCTGTGCCTCAGTTTTTAATTTCATCGTCTTTGCGTTCCTTTGTCATGAAACAGCGTAATTTCTTATTATACACTGTCATCTCTTCAATTTCCTCATCGGTCTCACAGTCTTTAGCATATACTAAACAACAACCATTGGGAGTAATCTGCACTATCCTGATTTCATATTTCATTACCAGATATGTAATTTATAGAGATTTTCATGGAAATTTAAATTGAATTGCAATTCAAAGCATCCAAATAAATATGCATCAATCTCAAATTCATGGTTATTGATTTCAAACCTAAGATTGAAATCATCATCAGTAGTATAATATCTTGTAATATCAGACTCGTTAAAGAAGATTAAATTAATATCTTCTGTTATCATTGGAATCTCTTCCAACTCTATTGTAACTTCATCCACATATCCAGATTTTACAGAGTAGTTATTGAGATATTTCTCAATTTTTGGATCCAACGATATGTCACTGTCATATTCATGATTAACACATGGATACCAGTGATTTCCGACTTTTTTAATCTTAAAATGAACCATTATCTTCTGGTAGATCTAAACAATCACTTGCATGAGTTGCAAATAAATCCGCTAACTCATTAAATTTGTTATTATTGTGGCCTTTTACTCACACAAAAGTAACCGTATGAAACTTCAATAATTCATAAATCGGATATCACAAATCAAGATTCTTTTTGGATTGATCATTGTCTTCAACCCACTTGGTAAGATGCTTGTTGTTAACACTCGATACTACATATTGAGAATCCGAATATATGGTTATTTGTTCAGGATTTGTAAAATATCTAAGACATTCTAAAACCCCTAGAAGCTCCATACGGTTGTTAGTAGTGTTTTTATAACCCCTGTAAAGCTTTTTTATAACTTTGCCATTTTGAGTTATTATTGCAGAGTATCCTCCGCAGTTAATTGATGGTTTGTAACTACCATCAGTTCAGCATTCAAACATTTAAATACCTCGTTAATTAAGAATCCCTGCAAATAACATAGAAACTCTTCATCTAACTCAACTCCTCTGAAAGTGCAAATTTTATGAGCAGCATGAAGACATTCATGTATAACGTTATATGCAGAATCTTTTATATCTGTATCATCGTATAATGCAATATACAAAAACTCATCAGCATCTGATTCAGTAGAATAAAAGGTTTCTGCAACTACATTTGGTGCACTATGTCCGAATACTTTGTTATGAACATCCTGAAGGTAACTTTCTACGGATAGTGGACTTCCAATTAGGATTGACACTTTAACATTAAGAATAGGAACAGTAAATTCCCTAGCTTTCTGTATCATCTTTTACCTCTTCGTATTCTGTAAATTCATAGATATAAGTATTCCCCCTAAAGGTGGATTCACTATCTGTTAATGCTTTGAAAAAGCATTCTTTAAATTTATCTACATTTTTAGTAGAAACTTTACCATGAATTATAACTTCGTACTCCATTAGAATTTCTTAGGATTCATTACCCATATTTCTTCTTCAATAGCCTGAGATACATTCATTCGTACTTCACGAATATTATCTTTAGTAACTTCAGCTACTTTGAAAGGATGTTCAAGGGCTCTTTTGTAAGCTAACTCACGACCAACCTTCTTTACGAAACGATCTTTAGCTGAACATACAGCTACTCCAAAAGATAATTTTGTACGATCCTCGTTAAGCAGACTACAAATAGTAATTCGAGGCATAGGCTGAATTGAAGGTTTGTAAAAACCAACAACATCACCAAGAGTAAAATCTTGAGTTCCTACAACTAAAGCCTTTACAGTGCTCAGCGGAACACTGTAATAAAAACGTGCATTTTTCATATTATATATGTATTAAATTTCCTTCGGTAGTTTGAAGTTTAAAAATTTTTGCATCGGTCAATAGTTCTCCACAAGTAGAATCAAATATATAGAAAGTATCTACATAGGGAACCAATCCTTCATAATTTATTAACTTCGGTCTAAATAATCTATAAACTGGTATTTCTACTTCAGTGAGAGTCTTTATACTGTATATAGTTCTATCTACTTTATAAAAGTCTATAGGAACCTTACTTGCAACAGCTTTTGCAAACTTTACATAGTAAAAAGGACTAATTGAGTAAATCCTGTCCAGAAAGTATAAAGAATCATTAATTTGCCAAAGTATTGCTCTGGCACAAACTTTACCTTTTTCATCAAGTGCTACAGCAATCTTTGCATCAGCTTTTTCATAAAACTCAAAAAAATCTTGACACTCAACATGTCGCATACAAGAATTATGCAATGTAGATTTTATACATCTTAGTTCTTCTGCATAATTATCTTCTAAATATGCTATACGTATTTTTTCAGGTTCCCAAATTTCTACGCTAAGAGTTTCTCCATATCCAGAAACAAAATTGGATATCCTTTCGATATCACATCTATCCAGATAAGGGGCCCAATTGAACTTATTGAGTAATCGTCCTATAGTAGTTGTTTTCCTATTACTATCTATATATGCACGTGTGGGCTCAAAATCCTTTTTAAGAGTTTTCTCTATAGGAAGATAAGAAACTTTGCCTGTATTATAGTCAATATCTAGATAATTGACCTTTTTAGAAGGATTTAGTTCTAGAATGGCAGATAATCCAGCTGGGAATGCTTTCATAATAGATGCAAACTTATCAGACATTCTAATAATGTTCTTTCCTAAGTCATACTCCTTATATTCAACAACACCCTTATACTTAGTTACCATTTTTAATGCCCACATGGACATATTTGAAATAATATGTACACCTTTTGGGCATCCATTTTCTACGTCTACTTGTTCTGCATCTTTAACTCTTACTGGAATTAACTGATCTGCATAGTATAACTGTCTAATATGATCGGAAACATAGTCTAAATAATCATATCCTTCATACTTAAAGTAGTATACTGGAAATGATTCAAATACTTTTGATTTCTTCTTGAAGCTATTTTCTATCTCTACACTTTTTTCTACCCAAAGATCATGAATTTCTCTCCATAAATGTGATTTTGGGGTGGGAGTCTCTGCCCAATGTAAAGAGTAATTAAATATTTCTGGAGATAACCTAGATAAAATAAAGGGTTTACAGCTTAACTCGTAAGGAAAACCTTTTATCTGCAACCCTTTATTAAATTGTTCCACTAGATCATACTTATTGCAAAATGCAACAAACTCATCATAAAAAAAATCTAATGCAGTCATTTTTTATTTCTCTTATATATCTTTTTTGATTCTTTAATCTTAGTTTTAGGAAGAGGCTTTCCATACAATTGGATCTCCTCTTCCCTTGATTTTTTCCTTACAGCCTTTATGTAATCTAAGATACGTTTATTTTCTAGAGAATTTAGCTTTCCACTCATCTCCCCATCTTTTTCCTTTTTCATAACGTAAATCGATTGTATAATCGCTATAATTGTAGTCGCTAACTATTGTCTTGGGATTGGGAATATTACAATCAAAATCCTCATCTTGTAATCTTAAAAAATTACTCTTTAAATAATTTTTTATTCTCCTTTTAACGATTCTGTGATAAATGCCTTTAAGACCTTTATCTTTAAAAATTGGAAGTTTGCGACTTTTTGACATAACTAAAGTTTGCGATTTAAATAACTACTAAAATCTGCTTTTACAGGACAATATTCTTCATTCGCAAATAATGACGAAGTAAGAATCATGTCTGCTGTAGTTCTATTTGTTGCAAATGCAATATTATATAAGGATGCCAATCGAGTTAATGCAGAAATATCTGTTTGATGTCCTTGTGTAATAAGATTATCACAGAAGAAGATTAATACATCAATTTGACCTTGTGCAATCATTGCACCAATCATTTGATCTCCTCCAAGAGGTCCAGAAAGAACAGAGGTTACATTTAAATATTTATTTACAAAATATTTATTTCCTTTCCAGTCTGTTTCTGCAACTTGTTTAACCATGATATTGCCAAGTAACTTACCTGTAGTACCTGTAGCAATAATATGATGATTATATAATGACTGTTTATTGAATTTAACCCAATCAATTAATTCCTTTTTCCTTGCATCATGTGCAACAAGTGCAATGTTTAATTTTTTCATATTTAAAATAATTCTTCTGGATCTTTAAAATTAAGTAACTCATTAGGGGAAATATAATAATATCCTACCTTATAATCAGCGTATTTTACAGTTTTACACTGTTTATAAATTTTAACATCAGGAAACAACCAGTAATAGTAAATATCTTCAGAATTAGTAGTTTCCCAATTCTTATTTCCAAATCTAGATAGTAAAGGTAATTTAATTTGTGCTCTTGTTAACTCAATATAATCTCCTCTACCTCCATGAACTACTCTTTCAAAACTATTTGCAAATAAGAATCCATTCTTAAGATATAGTTTTTGTTCAATCATAATTCATATTTTAGGGTGTATAACCGAATTCGAATCGGTGACCTCCAGAGCCACAATCTGGCGCTCTAAACCAACTGAGCTATATACACCATATAGGAGGTTAATCCTCCTTATATACCTTGTGTTCCCTTAAATGTTTACCAATGTAAACTCCTACACTTAAAGGAGCATAAATACCTGCAAACAATAAAAGTATATAATCTGAAAACTTCCAAGGTTTTCCGTCATCAGAACCAAAAATAATACCTGCACAAATCAAGTAATACACTAAAGAGAAAATCATAGTCTATTCTTTAGGAATTAAAAAACTAGACGTAACCTTGGTCAAAAAATCACTATCGACTTTAACAATAGCATCTAGTCTATCTTTACGTCTATATACTCTAAACATATCATCTCTATTAGTAGTAAAATTGGAAAAATCAATTTTACCCTTTAGAGACCGTATTAAAGAAATTCTTGGACAGATACACCAAGTAGTTTCCAACTCAAAGGCTATATAATCAGCTTGCCCGAATAGCCAGCCTTTGTCTCCATGAACGTTTCTGAGTTCTATCCAATGAATATCATAGTTAGGAAGTAAATCAGAGCGGTTGGTTTTCTTTGCAGCTTTAACATCGAAACTATTTGCTCCTACCCAGATATCAATATGACGATAAATGTCATCTTCCTTGCTAGCTTCTTCTATTATAGAGGACGAAAGACTTTTAGCTTTGCAAAGAGCTAAGGCAAATTCTAATTCTTTCTCTTTACCTTTTTCCAAAAAGCTATTCTGAATCATGCTTACAATGGGCTTCTACCTCTTCTAAAGAACTAAATACTTTATCCTCTCTAATAGATTCCTGTTTTCCATCGATACGGTAATAAATACTTGTATAATCAGGATATACATGAATTCTAATAGATGTAATTATGTAAGGAGTTGGATCTGGAACTTCAACATCAATGAAATATCCTCTAGAAAAATCAAGAGCAGTTTTCTTTAAATATACTTTCTGCCCTATATCATATTTTGTAGGTATTGTTGTAATCATTTAATCTACAATTTGTACAAATCTCTGTCTTTCTGTAGTTACATAAGGATTCTTATCTACTACGTCAACAGTTACAATTTTTTGTTTTTTCGTAAACCATCTTGGAAGGAACCACTTCCTTTGCTTAATTGGTTCTTTTTTCCAAGAAGTAATAATATACTTTTCATTGTTAAACTCGCTTGACACTCCTACTTCATTTGGATATTCAAGATGTAGACAAGTTTTAGCCCATTTATCTTGAATACACGTATCAAGTTTAAAACCAGGATCTTTAAATATAGTATCTCTAATAAAAATAGTATCTGACTTAGAAATATGTTCTAACTGATATTGTAAAGATTCTAATTTCTTATCCTTTATTCTGAGTTCCTGAGCTACTTCTCGCATTTTCACAAGAATTGAATCATTCATGTGGGTCATTTGAGCTAACTCAAATCTAAAAACTATATTACTTTCTTTCAGGGCCGAGTTTTCAGCCGAGTATGCTTTTTCATTATTAACGGATATATCTAATGATTTATTTAAATCATTTATCCTTACATTCATGAGGTAAACAGTTATTCCTAAAATAATTGCAACTCCACTTAAAATTTTAGTTATTCAACTTCTCATACGTTATATGTTTATAAATAGCCCATAACATAGGACTAAGTATGATAGCAATAGCTAATAGTAATCCAATCAACCACCACATATTAATTATCGTAAAGTTCAACAATTTTGAATCTTAGTGCTTCACTAAATCGAATTAGTTCCATACGATCTTTTATTCTTTTCCCATACCATTTACCAGCCCCAGGATTATGTAGTTTAATTGCTCTATCAATATCTCTAGTTGGATTATAATGGTCATTCATCATTTCAAACATAGTTAAAGCTTTATCAAGATCCCAAGCATCCTCTAACACAAAATTAGTGTTATATAAGTTATTAACTTCATCAACATAAATTTTAGTAATTTGGAATGGGCCTATTGCATTTTTACTAGATTTTACTTTTGGATTTCTCTCACATTCTACTTCAACAAGTGCCATGATAAAAACTTGCCACTCTGTAAGAGAATCACGAGTTTCTGTGATTGTAGTAATTGAATTAGTTAGAACTACGGGGTTTGGTTTAATTGGGCTCCCAAATATTGCAAATATTCCAATAATAGTTACACAACCTATAAAAATTCGTTTATAGATCATATTTTTAAGTTTTATAGCAGAGGTGGCAGGACTCGAACCCACACCTGGAGTTTTGGAGGCTCCCGTTTACGGTTTTGCTTACCACTACAGTTTTCACTGCCTTTCGTTTGTGGTCTAGAGTACGTCTTCACCATATCTTTCGACTTAGGTGCACGATTATCTACTCGTTCGCGGCTAGAATTTCTTCTATTCCGACGTCGTTACCATCAGCATTATCTGTTAAAGATTCAACGTTATCATCGTGTCCACTATTAGTGTTTCCACTAATAGGCTCCATTTGTTTAAAATTATTTTTGTAATCTTGACAACTGTTTACACCAATAGAACTTCTATACTGAGAAGAGAAATGTACAGGTAAAATATATAAGTCTTTAGTATCTAAGTCAACTCCAATAAAATAATCTATATCTTTTTCAGTATACAGTTTTACTTTATATTCTCCCATATTGTGAGATATTTTTCTCACTGGAATTATTCTTCTACCATTACTTTCTATTTGTACTGTTTTAATCTGCAGTTTAATATATTTATTATTTTTTTTCTGCAATTAAATCTACTTTTCCATTCTCTAAAACAGGTTTAAATAGATTATACCCGTTTTCAATAAATTTCTATTCTACTAGTAGGCTACCTAAGTAACCCTTTTCAATTGTTTTTCAATCACTCATAATTTTATTCAGTTAAAGACCGCTGTGCTACCATTACACTACACCCCTATCCTTTTTATTTATTTCTTTCGATTTCTATGAATTAGATCCTCTTTACCTTTAATAACAAATAGTTCTCCAGAAGGTCCTAAAATAGTAGCATAAACATTAAATCCATTTATAGTAAGATATGTGTAAATTACATCTAGTTCAGAACCAATATAAGATTTTATAAGACGAGATAGTCCATAATCACCTTCTATAGAAAGTACTTGGGAACCTTTTGCATGCCAAAGACAGTTCTCCTGACTATTCCAAGTAGGAGGTGCTGTAGAAATACAGGATTTACCTCCAGTTATATATAAATAAAGTTCTTCACTCATAGGAAGTCTTTCTGTTTTAATTGTTTCATATGTATATGGATTTGAATTACTAGAGTCTATAATGAGGCCATTAGTATAAGTAGTTGGAGGGATTCGTCAATTTGAGGTAGTAGAAGTAAGATTTCCACTGCCTACACCTGTTGCTGAACATCCCGCAGTAGCTATAGGCCCTTTAGGCCCTGGATCATCCCCTTTAATACTCGCTCAATTTTTGGTATCTCCTAGGTCTGCTAGACCAGGAAGATTTGCCGTTGAAAAATTTTCAATATTCATTTTATATTAGTTTTAAATATTATTAAGTACCCCTGACAGGACTCGAACCTGCACACCCGAAGGCACTAGATCCTAAGTCTAGCGTGTCTACCAATTCCACCACAGGGGCCTCTTTTATAGTAATAAATGTAATTGATTTACATCAGTTACTACTGTAACCATTTCCTTCACATTATCTTGAATTAATGGGCAGTCTAGGAACCATTGCCAATGATTTCCAATTAAACAAATCAATGGTTTTTTCTTACGTCGTCTACATTCATCTAGTGTTAAGCATAATTCTGCTAAAGTGCCAATTCCTCCAACCTGAACAATAAATACATCACTTGAGGAAATTAACATTCTAAGTCTATGATAAATATCAGGAGCTACAGTGTATTTGGTTAAATATGGATTACCTTTAGTAAATCCAAATGTAGCACAAGTAAAACCTTCCACTTCAGCTCCAACAGCGCTAGCTCCTAACGAGACAGCTTTCATCAATCCTCCATAACCTCCGTTATAGACTTTGTAGCCACATTCAGCAAGAATATTTCCTATATAGACAGAATCTGAATATTCTTTAGAAGCCTCATCTGTTCTTGCTGCTCCAAAAAAGTTGCTATTTTACCCATATACTTTCTCTAGTTGAAGTTCAACTACATCTTTAAAAACTTTATACTTATCATCAAGTAAGTTTACTGAAGCTGTACATTTATCTTTATTAAATGTAAACATTGTTACATGTGAAAAGTTAAAAACATATGTATCTCCAGTTTCTAAAACTATCCTAATTACTAACGGTTTCATAATTTATACTTTTATTTTTGCGGAGAGCAGTGGAATCGAACCACATGCCAGAAAGGCACACATTGCTTAGCAGGCAAGCCCTATCACCATCAAGGATTACTCTCCAAACCTTTAGACGTCCTTCAAAAAATTAAATCTAAGGACAATGTAAATTATTCCTGTTATTACTACTGCTTCAGCAAGTAATCCAATAGAAATCATACTTCCTAAAGCTGCAATAACCCAAATGAGAATTGCTGTTGTTAAGTTAGCTATATTGGTAGATTTATCCTTCCAAATGATTCCAGCACCAATAAAGCCAACTCCAGAAGCTATCTGGGCAGCTACTCTAGAAGGGTCTCCACCTATTCTTGTAGAGATATATGTAAATATAAAAGATCCTAACATCAGTAGAACAATGGAACGAATTCCAATTACCTTGTTAGTTTTTTGTCTTTCATATCCAAGAACTGCTCCACAAAAAATTAATACAGCTAAATTAAGAAAGAACATACTAAATATAAACTAGCTTGTTACATTTTGGACACGAATAGATGCTTATAATATTTCCATTAGCATCCTTAGTTTCCCCTATATATCGTAAAGGAGATCCACATATATTACAGTAAAGCATTGTTAAAATTATTTAAATATACTGTTAAAAACAACCCAAGCCCATACTTCCTCATAAGCTATGATTTTCTCACACATGCAAAAAGCATATCTGCCATAAGGATGAATAAAAATATGCTCCTGAGTCATGTTATTTCTAAAAGTATAACCTTTCTTTTTAAGATATCTTAAAAGGAACCACCTAGAAAATTTGTTTGTATGTATATAAATATACTGTGTCATAAATTAATTGACTTTAATTTTTCCATTCCATTTTGGCAAACTTTTTCCTTCTTGTACTGCTTTCCGCCAATCATGTTTATAATCAATAACTTTTTGAATATGATCTAGAAGTTCATGTCTCTTATAATTGCTCAATAATGTAATAATATTTTCCCTTCCAACAGGATTAGCAGACTGACTAGCAAACTCAGGAAGTTTTTTACCCTCATCAATACACCGATCCACAATATACTTAGCTATATCATATCCAGATTTCTCTTCCCCTAAATCATGATCTAGACAAATTGCATCAGGCCATTCTTTCTCAAGAAAATCAATTGCTTCTTGGTAAGATTGAGCCCATATTACTTTACAATTCCGCCCAATTGGACTGAAATTCATCCAATCATCTTCCATTGGATTACGAGTATCATCTACCCAAAGAAGTGTTCTCATATTCATTATATTTCAATTAAACCATCTTCAATAGTAAGATTTTCTAAATCAACAACAGACTTTAAAGCAGAAATAGTTTCAGGTTTAAATGTTACAGGAAAACCCATAGAATAATCTCCTTCAAAAACACATTCATTTTTATAAACCTTTCTAAGCACATTGTCATCTCCATAATCATTCACTTCATAATAACCAGGAGTTTCAAAATAACTTTCAGGTATCCTAGCTGTTATAATATGGTTGTAGTCCAGAAATGGAGACCATGTACTTTCTGATTCTTTATGAATTTCACAATTTTTAAACCTGAAAATATAAACTTTTTCAGGTTTTACTTTGGAGAACATTAGGTCTCCATTTTTATCTCTATATATCCATGCCATATTATAATGTTATTAGTACAGGGAGCGGGAGTCGAACCCGCAATGAGCATTGCAGCTCGCTGGATTAGAAGTCCAGTCCATTATCCATTCTGGTCACCCCTGCTTTTATGATATCTATAATAATGTCTATCTCCGTTTTTGTTTTTAGATTTAAATGTATCTAACTGAGAATCACAATTAGGACATATACACCTTAAATTATCTCGTCTATTGTTTGCAGCATGTCCGTCAATATGGTCTAAAACAAAAACTAATTCTTTCCCATTTCACTCAGGCTTCATTCCACAAATTGCACATTTATTATCTTGTTCTGCCAAAATAAATTTTTTAAATACTCTAGGAGAATAATTAGCCCTCATAATAGAAGGATCTCCATTAAGAATTAAATTATATTTTTCTTTTGATTGAAACTCTTGCTGACATTTACAACTACAATAAATTCCACTATGGCTTAAATATAATATAAACTCCTTACCACAATTTTTACATATTCCTTTTTTAGCAGTACCTTTTCTAAATGTTTCTTGAGGATTTATATTTCTTCTAGGGGCTATATTAATTCCTAGTCTACGAACAGCGTTTCTAATATTAGAGCCTGAACAGTTATAAAGCCTACCTACTTCTTCAAAACTTCTTCTTTCTGTAATAAGAAGTTTAATTAAATTGTCTTTTTCTAATTTTCAATTCATATAAAAGTAATTTTAGTTTAAATTTCGTACTACAAATATACAAAATTTAAACTAAAATTACAAGTTCGAAATTCTTATTCTATCCTATCTTTTAATATATTAAGATAATAAATAGTAAGTGCGATCATTCCTCCAAAGTAGAATATTCCCCAAGGAGCAGACCACATAGTTAATGCAAATCCAAGTCCTAATAATAAACATAAAACAAAGATTCCAAAAACTATTACTGTGTATAAATCAAGATTATTCATTTTATTTGTAATAAGCATTTCTTTCAGAAGGAGACATATATTCCCATTCTACATTCTTAAACTCTTGAAGAGTTCTACATCCAGTATAAGACATAGCAGATCTTAATGCGGAATCAAATTGAGAAAGTAAAGACTCAAGAGTATATTCAACAGGAACCCAAATCTCGATTCCTTCTTCAGCCTTTTTAGTATTAGAAATATCTTTCTGCCCACGTTCACTTGCCATTCCATAATAGAGTCGTTCTTTGGGATACCTTCCTGTATTAAGAATCCTATCTCTTTCAGCTAAGGTTAGGGCTGTAAGATATTTAGCAAGTTGTGGATCCTTATCAATTCCTTTAATTCTAGATATTCCACAGGCTTCTGTACACTGAGCAAACATTTTGCCCATCATAACATAATCAGCACCTAAAGCTAAACACTTTATAGCTCTATCTATTGTAGAAATGCCTCCATCTGCAATAATTTTAGGAGCTTTCATAGGTTTAGGAGAAGCATTAATTAGTGTCTTACAGGTGGATAACTTTCGTAGTAACCATTCCATCGAAGCATGTATTCCAGTTTTTACACCTGTAGTACATACACTACCTGTTCCAATACCTACTCGAACATAATCTACTTCTGCATCATAGCATTCCCAATAAAGATCTGGATGTGCGATATTTCCTACCATTATAATAATAGTTCCCCATCTCTCCTTAGCCTTTTTGACTAATTCATAGATTTTTTTCATATGTCCATTAGCTAAATCAATAAGTACTAAAGGACATTCATCAGAGACTTCTCCTTCACAAAAGTACATTTCAAATTCCTTTAAACTAAAGGCACACCAAACATGGTTACACGCATTAAGTCTAAACTGTAAATTATCTACACGTCTTGGAATAATTGGAAGAACATTAGCCTTTGTAAAAAATTGATAATTTGATTCATCAATAACGGATGTCATAGGAGAAACGAAAATAGGATAGGTTCCTAAATCTCCTAAAGGATCACATTCACTACGACTTACAATATCAGTAGCTTTTGAACTAGGTAAAATACCTATTTCATCTAAACTATACAT